CTGTACCTCTGTCACCCGCTGTTGCTGTACCGCTGTCACCCGCTGTTGCTGTACCGCTGTCACCCGCTGTTGCTGTACCGCTGTAACCCGCTGTTGCTGTACCGCTGTAACCCGCTGTTGCTGTACCGCTGTAACCCGCTGTTGCTGTACCGCTGTCACCCGCTGTTGCTGTACCGCTGTCACCCGCTGTTGCTGTACCGCTGTAACCCGCTGTTGCTGTACCTCTGTAACCCGCTGTTGCTGTACCTCTGTCACCCGCTGTTGCTGTACCGCTGTCACCCGCTGTTGCTGTACCGCTGTAACCCGCTGTTGCTGTACCTCTGTCACCCGCTGTTGCTGTAGAACCCATTACGGCGATTTCGGGATAAATATTTTTGATTATTTGGCTGGCTGTTTTCTGATAGCCAACATAAATTATCTCGCCGCCTTTGAATTTTACCTTGTCGTTTAGATCGATAATTCCGTTTTCTTCGACTTCCAAAACCAACCATTTAGCTTCGCTTGACCAATTCGCCAATGAATGATCGCCCAACCCTTTTAAGAACCCATGCAAACCATTGCCGCAAGCTTTTGTAGCTTTAAAATCGGGAGCCTCAACATATCCACTATCGGGATATTTGAAATTATTATAAGAGGTCATATCCGCGTTACATGAGCGAAGTATCAATACTTTACCTTGCGGGACTTTGTACGTTTTTAGGTTGATTTTCTTGGTTTTCATTATTGGTTATTGGTTTAATAAGTTAATTCAGTTTCTAAATCTCTTTCCATTTCCCGCGCAAGTTCCACCCATCCGTTTTCTTTAGCTACTTCGATACATGCCTGCGCAGTGCTATCTAATTTTGTAGCGTCAAAACACTTCCTCAAAGCTGATTTTTGAAGTTGCATTAAGTATCCGGTAAGGTCTGCTATCTTAGCTTGCAGATTAGCGTTGTACTGGTTTTTATCGGTGGTTTTTAACATGATTTTGCCCTCCTTAATTGTTTAACTTTAGCTTCGGCCTCAATACTTGCTTTATCATTTGATTTTAGCCTCTCTGAAAGGCTTTTAACCTTACTGTCTATACTTACAGCCCAATCAAATAATCTTTTAAGAGAGGGCGTTAAAAGAGGTGTTATGTAGCAAGCTGCGCACCATGAAAGAGTGAAAGCAAAGCCTACTGTCCAACAAGCTAAAAGAGCCGTTAAAATGTATTGCCAAAATGTGATGTGAGTTGTCATATTGCTTTATTTTTTTTCGGTAACAGTTACATTAAGGTTAATAAAATTGTGAACTGGCGTTATGTCGCACTCTTCATGGTTGCGCTCGATACTTTGCAATACCATATGAAATGCGCGCTCTTGTACAATCTCCATGTCATCGGCATCAACCTCAAAAACACCTGCACCTATTTTATCGTCAAAAGTTTTGTAGCCGTAGCTAACTGTAAATGTTTTATCCATTATTTCTAATATTAATTAAGTAGTAAAAAGGCATCCAAACCAAGCAAATAACTATGACCGTGATGCAAACTATTATCGAAGCCGCTTTCAGAAAAAAAGAAGAAAAAACCTTATTCTTAATTCCTTGAGCCAACATTGGCAACCCCTTAAAAACCATAAAGTATATAATAAAGGCATCCACAATAAAGCACAATACATGTACTGCTGTTATGCCGGTTTCAAGTAGCTCATTCATGGAGTTGGGGTGTTTAAAAGTTCAGGGTTTTGGTAGATGTTTCCGATTACTTCAAGTTCATATGCATCGAAGTATTGTAAGAAAAATATCGGCGATTCAGTATCGCAAACCTCGCAATGGATTTGATGTTGATATTTAAGGCTTACTTTATTATGGTCGATATAATACTGGCCGCCATCAAGTTGCTTTACCTCGCCAATTAGTTTTTCACCGTATCGATCAATACTGATTATATCGCCCTTATAAATTTCTTTTCCGTCTTTATCAGATTTGCCGGTAAATTGTAGATATATCCAGCTATCAAGTTGCCCGACAGTTATGCCTGATAAAATAGATTCATGAAAATATTTTATGGTTTGTGGTCTGATCATATTTGATCCAGTCCAAATCTTAAACTTCAACTCACGCATGGCAAACTCCTAACTGCTCTGAAAGCCTTTCAAATGTGCTGTACTCATTAGGCTTAAAATTATTTGATTGCGTTGCCGGCAAATCCAGGCACTTGCTATTTATCGTTTCGTTGGCCTCACCATAACGATCTACAAGTTTTACAACCAATGTATCAAGGGGGAACTTGCTTGCTTTAGCGGTTAGATTCCAGCCGTACTTTTTTATTAGATTGTTCGCTCTTTCTGCGGCGCTAATGGCTATTCTATTGTTGGTTAGATAATAAACCATACTGTCGGCGTTCTGCCTCACGTTCATTATTCCAAATTCTTTTCGGAATAAATCAAGGTTTGTTTCTTTCGGGTAATTTTGTACTTTTGCATTCATCGGATTGAATTTTTGAATTGCCATTGGTTACCGCCAGTGGCTTTTCTTTTTTTATGAATTTGATTGTTGTTTACTTTTTGATTTGCTCGGGATGCTTACATCACTCCTTTTGAAATACTCCTCGATCTTAGATTTCTTAAATCTTATAACCTTACTCCCAAATTGAGAGCATCCTATATCGGCCTTGCGATCTAAAAACCATTGCTCTGAAAGGCCCGTATATTCAGCAGCTTCTTTTGTATCTAACCAGCGATCATCCTTTAGCCTTTTGTTTTCTTCGGCCAGTTCGGTAACAGTTTTTAATGTCTGCTCAAACATGCCCTCAAGGCGTTTAAATGCGGTGGCTTCGATGGTTAGCACTTCCATTGTCTTACTTTTTAAATTGTTCAACTATGTAAGCCCAGTGAGCATGGCAGTAAATAATTACTGATATTAAAAGGATGGCGCCGGTCAATAATTGCAGGCCTAGTATCCAGTTGTTGTTTCTTTTTAAGGTTTTCATATTGATTCTAATAATTCAGGTTTGTACTCAATTCCACTCATGGCAAGCAGTAAACGCCGGGCCTCGATAACCAACGCATCGGTGTAATCGTCTTTGAGCGTATATATCTCTGTCCTTACTTGGCTGTACTCCATGCCTATGTTATCCGCAAGGGTTCTTATCATACCTTTAGGGGCTTTGTCGCGGATAAATAAAATTTCTCTTGGGTCTACTTTCATTTTTTGTATGATTGTTGTTATATTGCCATTGTTAATTGCTATACAAATGTACATAATAAATAGACACTTCCAAATTATTTGTCTATTTTTTATAAATAATGTTGTAATTGCTTGATAGTCAATTAGAAAAAATATAAATAATAGACATGCACGAAGGCGAATTCCTAAAGAAGTATATAAAGACTAGGCCCATGAAAGTTACGCGTGTTGTGGAATTAACGGGTATTCAACGCCCCACTGTGTACACGCATTTCAACAAAGAAAAATTGGACAGTCTGACAAAAGAATTGTATTCTGAAAAAATAGGGATTGTTTGGACTGGACAGATATTAGACAATTGGCAAGAAAATAAACAACACACCAGTTTCACCGACTCCGAACGGATAGATGTAAATAAGGGGTCGCGGATAAATCCCACTTTTCCCGGCATGCCTGACAGGGAAGAAAATAACATTACAGGAATTGAACGGTATATATCACCTGACCACACACCTATACCGGTCTATGACGATACAGGGGACATACATAACATAGATGAGTTATTAAAAAATAATGAAGTAAAGCCCGTAGTTCTTATCATGAAAGGGCATTTAGGGTGCCATGCTGTGGTGAGGCATAACGACAGCGCTATGGATAAAGATTTTTTACAGGGGAACCATCAAAAATGCCAGTTAGGTATCCAACGCGTTTTCCATTTTAAAAACACCATTATACCCGGCATGGCAGCAATAATCATTTTAGAAGAATTTACAATAACAAGGTACGTGCACCGCACAGATAATAAAGATCAGCTTTTATTGCGATCTGCCGATACTGTTCTTTTTCCGGATATGATTATAGATATCGCACATATAAAGCAAATGTGGCGGATAAAGAGTGTAACGCCGGTAGTTCAATCTAAAATATTAATGTATTGACTTATAATAAATGATGATCACGGAACGAGTAATAATCATCCTTTGTCATAATTATATGGTCAACTAAATTAATTTCAAGCGACCGGCACACCGACAGGAAGCGATCCGTTACAGGCTTATCCCCTTCACCGGGGTTCGCATTACCCGATGTATGGTTGTGCGCTATAATAATGTGACTTGAGTTCTTTATAATCGCTAAATATATCGCTGTTCTCAAATCAAAATTGGTTTCAGAATAGCTGCCCCTGTTTAGCATTTCATAATATACCGGCTCACGCTTCCGGTTCAGATATATGGCATAAACACACTCGTATTTTTCGTACGTGCCTTTCTTCCATATTTTTCTGAATGCCTGGCAGTACTGTAGGGAATTGGTGAGTATCAATAGGGGGTTGCCGATTGTTTTTAACATAGGATTATAGCTAAAAAAAATGACGTAGAATATACAGATCGACCGCTCAAGGCTTACCACAGCCCATTGCAACTCAAAAGGTATACCTACGCCATGCTGGCGTACTTACAGTCTGATCGTTGCAATATTTTATACGTGGTAATTTAGAGCGGCAACGTGATAAGGAAGTACAGTTTCTTTATCAGCAAAAATAATAATTTTATCAAGTCATGGTATAAATAATTAGTAAGGGGATACAATGTAAAAAGATTAATTGATATCCTATAGTTTTAATTAAAAAACTTTTCGTGTCAATTAAACAGTTGTTATTATCTTAACAATAGAAATAGGATGGATTGGTTATTTTTTAGCTAAAAATATCGTCTGCTGCGTTATCCAGTTCCTCGTCTTGTGAAAGTTCCCTAATGTACCTCTCGTGTTCCTCAATATTGGAGTGCCCTACTAAATCCATGCTCAGGTTAAAATCTTTTACTTTATCAATAGCCATTTTTGCGAAGATGTGCCGGGCAATGTGAAAGCTCACATTTTTTGTTAACCCCGCCTTTTCTTTGGCAATAATCTTTAGCCCTGCGTTCAAAACTGTTTCGATGGAGCTTACATGCTTTGCCCTGGCCTTTTTATTGGTTTCATCGTCAAAGCCTTTATTTTCCTTCCATTTGAAAAATGTGAAAAGGTAGGTACGCCCGTCTAAATATTTATTAACTATCTCCGTTGCCTCCGGTATCAGCTTAATATTAAACATCTTTTTTGTTTTCCCACTTTCATAAACTATGCGCCCGTTTTTGAAGTAATCCTGCCGTAACTGTATTACATCTCCGGCCCTCATACCACGTAAATAGACCGCCAGTAAAAACATATCTTGTATCTGCTGCAATCTTGGGTCGTCCGACAAATCAACGGCCTTAAAACGGCTCAATTCCTCTTTATTTAATTTTAGTTTTAATGACCGTTCCGCAATGGGTAGTGGGTAATTGTGGACAGCTGCAGATTTGCTATCATAGCCGTTTTTTTCGGCAAACGTAGAAGCGTACCTGATTATCTTTAACTGCGTTCTCATGGTAGACCGCTTGTTGCCCTTGTCGGCCATAAACTTTATGAAACGGTCTATATGCTCTTTAGTTATTTGGCTTGACCTGATATCGCCTATTCCTGATTCGCGGATAAAATAGTTTAACCTTGCCTGATACCCAACCATTGAATGACCGCTTTTTAAACTGGCTATATATAAGGGTACAATTTCTTTAAAACTCTTTGGCTTTTCAACGGGCACCGTTTTGGGGTCTATGCCGGCCTTTAAATTATCGAAGTAATCAATAAAGTCCCTTTTAAGATCAAACTTATTATTTAAGATTAATGCCTCAACCCTATTATATTCATTTGAAATTTTTATATTTATGACGGCATAGTTAGGATGCGATTTCGGTTTAACCCGCTTTTGCTTGGGATCCCACTGATCAGGACGTACATTGGCTAAAGTTCGTTTGATTCTTTTATCCGTATATACCTGAATAACTATTGGGCTCGTTCCATCTGAATTTTTGGTGTATGAATAGTATAAAATATGTACAGAGGCCATTTTTAATGTACAATTGATGTACACAAAACTAAGCTAATACGGTATAATTCGGCGCAATAACTCACATATTTATTTACAAAAACCCAATTACATACTATAATTGACGTTTTTTAATGTTTATTAAATTGCTTGTTTTATCTCGTCGGGAGCACCATTTACCCGTTTCTAAGCGATTAGAGCGGGTTTTTCAGTTTTAATGTACAAATGGTGTACTTAAAATCACTTGGCAGGGTAGAAAGGGGGCGTACTTATGATAAGGGTAGACGGATATAAACGCCCTGCATCCGAAAAGAAAAAAAATAAAATCACCTAGACCGCTGGCTTTTCATTTGTTTGAGAAAGAACTGATTCGCGCGACCAATGTTTCCAATTTCTTTTTTCACTTTCTGTCAATGTCATTTCCTGATATTTATCAGTAGCAGGCCAGCCTTGAATATACCATAAATCACGCCTACCCATATCATCAAGAAATAACTGTATGATATTCATTGCTAATCCTGGGTCGCCGGTATATACTTTTATTATAGTCCACTTTTTAAGTGAACCTTTCCATCTTAAGACTACTTCTATTCCGTTGAAATTTATAGTGTGTTTCATTTTATGGTTTTTGGAGGGGTGGGTAAAGATTGTATGTGTTGATAATGGGTAGGGTAGCATGGCATTTCGTGGTCATAAGAATTATACCAATTGCCGTCTTGAGCCAAATAGCCTATGCTTATCCATTCATCGTTAATATTGCCAATATTAAAATCAGTCCCAATTTGTTCATCGGTTGGCGGTGTTTCCACGCTAATCCAACGGGATTGTGAGGCGTAGGCTTCCATAGCTTCGAATACGCTGTTTATTATTAAATCAGAATCTGCATCAATAAGTAAAATTCTGAAATTATCGTAATCAAATTTTAATGCGGTTTCGTCTAAAACGTCTTCTTTACCTTTCATCTTTAACATTGTTTAGGATTTTGAAATCATTGATTAATCCCTTTGCTTGGTTATTTATATCGCACTCCATTTGCCATTGACGTGATTTTATTTCCGCTATAATATCTATTACAGTATTTCCTTCTAAATCAAAACCGCACCAGCTTTTAAAATCATTCTTAAACTTTTTAGTTGTTTTACTTTTCATGGGGTATAGGAGTTAATATCTAACTCGGGTAATGCTGATAGTAAGTCGCTCATAATTTTTCTTCTCCTTTTACCTTATTGTAGTAGTTTATGAATTTTGTGACGGTGGAGTATCTTTACCCTCATCAAGCCATTCAGAGTGGCATTCAGTAGAGCAGAACCTTTCTTCTAAGAAAGTTCTATCAGATAATACAACTTCATAAGCATCAAATATCTTTTCGCAATTCCAACAGTACCTTACTGGCAACTGCTCTTTCCCTTCGGTTATTTCGTTCTTTTCCATGAGTTATGATTTATAGGTTGATTTGTCGAGGGCGAGACCGGATTCCAAAAGACCGAAAACGTCAAAGTGGTGTTTAAGCAATATTTGAATAACTTTATACGGTAATTCATCAGGCGTACAAAAATCAGGATGAGCCGAATAATAAGACCCCATAACCTCATAAATTTCCGTATCCGCTGCGCTATCATTAAATTCAGATAATAGCAATAGTAAAGGCTTACTTTTACCACCCAAAATAGAACCATATGTTTCACCCTCCTCTTTAAAAATTAGCAAATCCCCTGCTATACCGTGTAATTCTAAAACTGTTTTATCATCAGGTCGCATTACTTTCAATCCATACGGCAAATACGGAGCAAGGTGTTCTATCGTTAGTTTCTTTTCCATGTTAATCTTCTAACTTGTGAATTTATCAAAATGAATGCCTTTAAATTTATGATAGTCAAATAGAAAATCATGTGATTGCTCGGAACTATAAAACCCATTTTCGTTGAATTTAACAACAGGGATTAAATCATTTTCTTGATACTTAGTAGAATGCTTAATTCCATTATAGTCAGTAGTAACAACCTCGTAACCAAACTGACCGACAATACATTTCGCCTGTCCCAATATCAACCCATCTTTAGCTGAAGGAAATTCTTCTTTTAGCTTTTTGTATATCTCCATGTTAATCTTCTTTTAGAGCGTTAGAGGCTATTTAATGCTTTATGGGCTATGTGCCAAAACACTTCAACATCCGGGTCGTTTCCATCGCAATTATTTTTTATTTCAATGAGGGCCTTCTCATACCTTTCTACCCTTGATTGGAGGGAGGCGTTTTGATGGAATACCTTGTTAATTTGTTCCAACGTTTCGCTCCAAGTGCTATCGGTTTTCCAGTTGTTTGCAGCGTGTAATAGTAATTCCGATAATCGTTGGTGTTGCTCAAATGGCTGCGATTCAATCATTGTTTTATGTTTTTGTTAGGTTGTCGCTATCGCTGCGAATGATTTCTTTTCCAACCTATGCCACCGACTGCGGCCTCATTCGTAATCGTGTTTGTTAGACTACCGCCGAAGTTCCTGCCCGTCTAAGGTTCTTTCTACTATTTCATGTGTTGTTAATTTACTATCAAAAACCTATGTAAAATAGGGCTTAATTGAAGCGTTTCAGTAGTATTAAAATCGTTGTATTCGGCTTCCAAATATTCGTTATATTCCCGCTCCATACGGTCGTTTTGTTCCCGTTCATAATCAGCGTGTTGCTTATTTACAAAGTCATCAACAGCGTATTGAGCATTTATTTGCTGCGTGATCCAAGCGCATTCAACTGGGTTAAAGCAATCGCGGCCTATTAATCCTCCGCATGATGGGCATGTTTTCATTTATTTACCTTTTAAAACTTTTTTAAATATTACCGATAAACAAGCTAATTCTATAGCTTATTATATAGGGGGTTGTTATATTGTGGAGAGGGCAAGATTCGAACTTGCGTCGTAGGGCTACTGTCGCGTTTCACCCAATCGGCTCCTGTGTCTGCCGTCCTGTAACCAACTCAGGCTACCTCCCCATTTGTTTTTAATCTGTTAATTCTGTTTCAGGATTCACTACTGTCAATTTTACTTCCAGTCCAGTTGACTGCTTTATGGCTTCTTTAACCATATTGGAAGTATCAGCGTTGATTTGAAAGGGCGCAACATCCTTTGCATCCACCGTAACGCTTGCCTCTATCTGTGGGCGTCTAAACAGCACATCCGGCAAATCTAAACTAAAGCCCATACAAACCTCATTAATTGACACGTTTTGCGCCTTTCTCGTAGCTTTCACTGTCCCGTTATCGTTAACGGTTAAATAGAATTTTGTTTTCATAATTATGATTTTAATACAATGGTGTAATATCAATTTCTAATTCCAGTACATCTAATATTTTAAGCACTGTTTTAATTGCTAAATTAGCTTTGCCACTTTCAAATTTTGCGATATGTTGCTGCGTTGTTCCGACTTCTTGCGCTACCTTATCCTGTGAATATTTTAACTCTTTTCTACGGGCTGCTATGGCCTTACAAACCACTAATAAATCGTTTTCCATTAATACAAATGTACATATATATTTATGTAACTACCAAATTTATTTTTTAATACTTATCCCCGATTTTTAGTTAGCTTTGGTAACAGATTATTCACTTTAAAACAATCATATTTTTATGGCAACAGCAGCTCAACACAAAACAGCATTAGGGCGGTTAATCGCTACCATTGGTAGTATTATCGCATCTATTTTTAACGCGGCCGGCAAGGCATTTAAAACGCTTCCACCCGATCAACAAACCGGCGCTATTAACGGTTCACAAATCAGCCAAATTATTAAAAATGGTTACGCTAAAGGTGAGGCTTGGGTAATATCCGAAATAACATCGGTTACAGGCTTACCAGCGGACGTAGCAACACAAACGGTATTAAGTATTGCTAAAGATGCCGGAGTTAATACAACAAGCGTACAGGCTTATTTAGACCACATTGCGGATAAGGTTCAATCAGGCTTAACAGATAGTGGATGGAACGCTTTATGGCAGAACGTCGCTAAGTTTGCAGCGATCTATTTAACACAAGGCAAGTTAAGTTGGGCTTCGTTATCTTTGGGGCTTTTAGAATATATTTTTCAGACTTACGTTAAGTTTTAATATCTTCTCTCTCCCCTAATATAAAAGGACTTGGTTTTTATTAATCAGGTCTTTTTTTTATTTCTTTCTTTTGGATGCAAAGTGATATATTTGTAGTTCATTAACTACCACAAATTATGTTAGTATCAGAACTCAAAGCAAAAGTTATTAAACGCGGAATTTATTACAATAAATGGCTGTACGTTTACAAATTTAAGGGGGCAAAAATAATTCTTATTTACTTCGACGAACACCTTGAATTTAGTCTTTCAGAAATAGAAAGGATTGAGGCATAAGGATGGATAATGATATTATTCACATACAGTCAGCGGGGATGGGGACTAACACTATCGCCCAATTAATTTTATGCACACAACAGGGCGTTAAATTTGATTATATATTATTTTCTAACACGGGCGGAGAAAGGCGCAAGACATATAATTATATACCTATAATGAATAAATGGCTTGTGGCTAACGGGCAACCTAAAGTAAAAATATTACGTCAATTAAATAAGGATAAAAAGTTTATAGGACTTTATAATGATGTTTATCAAAGAAAATCCCTTCCAGCAATAGCTTTTGGATACAAAACTTGTTCTTTAAAATTCAAAAAGGGGCCATTTGATGTTTTTATAAACAATAATAAGGATATCCAAACCCGTCTTAAAAATGGAGCTATAATTCACAAGCATATCGGATTTGATATTGACGAAGAGCATAGAACTACGCAAAATTTCGATACAGAAAAGATGGTTAATATTTATGACCTTGTTAATGCCGAAATGGGGAGGTTTGAATGTGAAAAGATTATACGGGACGCCGGATTGCCGCCTGTCGGGAAGTCAAGTTGTTTTTATTGCCCTTCTTTAAAGCCTTATGAAATTATCGAACTATACGAAAGTGAACCTAAAGTTTTTTATAGAGCTATTGCAATGGAGCGGAATGCAAAAGAAACCATGACCGCAATAGAGGGGCTTGGAAGGGATTTTAGTTGGTGGGATTTGATTGTTGCTTACAGGTATTTAAAGTTCCTTAAAAGGCGTCCAATAGCGGTAAGAATACCAATTAAACTTAAAAAATTAATTAAAAAAATAAACAGATCAAAACCGGAAGATTTTGAAACCATAGCTAAATCTCGAAAATCAGCAGCTGAAATAATTTGCGATTTATTTTCTGTTAAGGTAAATGAAAGTTGTGATTGCATGAGTTAAAAAATTAATCGCTCAACTTCAACGTGGTAGTTAATTTTGACGGTTAGTAGGCATCGGCTTTGATTAGTCGGTGCCCTTTTTATTAACCCTGCATCCAAAAAAAGAAAATAAAAAAACTCAAACTATTTAAGCACTGATCTATCTTTTATTTCAGAATGATTAACAATAGCGTTATCATCCTGCCACCTACCTATTAAAATAAAAGCAATACAAATTAACAGGGCTAAAGCAAAGCAATATATGAGTATCTTCATGGCTTATACAAAGTTTGCAACGTTTTTAGTTATGATATAATGATGAGACGCATATGTTTTAGTCCAAGATGGCGGAACAAATTCATCTGTGCTATCAACAGTTTCATGTATACAAGTTTCAGGATTTAATATTGACGGCGTAAATGAAATAGTACCATTGTTTTCCTGTATCAAATTCCATCCGAAAGTATTTTTATCGTTATTTAGCGGTAAAACCGTTTGCAATCCGCACCCACATAAACAACGGTGCGCAGATGTTTGATATTCTTCCGAAATATAAACATGATTATCTTTCATTTCCTTAAATGGTATCATAAATCCATCTAAAAAAACAGGCGTTATTTCAACTTGCTTTATTGTTTTCATGGCTTGGTGGTTTGCAGTACCGTATCGGCGTTTGTAACGGTTTGAGTTGGTTGATTAACCGTTTCTGAAAGGATATCGTCTTTCTTTGAACTGCCGGATGAACTGCCGAAATAATACCCTGTCGCTGCGGAAACGGCGGCTACCATAGCAATCAATATTTGAGGATCAGGTTTTATATTCCTGATTGAACACATGAAGAAATAAGAGAAGCCGAATATCACTATTACAAGTGCTAATACTGGCTTAATGTTGTCGGATAACCACGTTGTTTTCATTTTATTTTACTCTTTAATTTTCATTTGTTTCCACCATCCATAACCAGTATAAAAGAACAGTATCCCGTATTCTGATATAAAGGTTTGGCTTAGTTCCATTATTCAGGCATATAAGCAAATCCTAATAAATTCAAGTTATGCAGGCTGTGAGGCAAACCCAATGTATGAACATTCGCCCAAACTCTATATCCTTCTCTGCCACCGGCCCCATTTGTATTGCCCTCTATTGAGGTGAAATGTTTACCATCCGCGTCAACGTCTATTACAATTCCTGTATGCCCGTTTGTGCCGTCACCTTCCTGCCATATTGCCACTGCACCTAAACGCGGGAGAGTACCTGTAATGACCTCTTTAGAGGCTTTAAAATTAAGCCACATAGTATGAGTAGACGGTGAACAGTATTTTTTAAGATAAGCTAAGATAATAGGCGCATCGGCATAAGCACCGAATAAAACAACCATTACAAAGAATGCACACCATGAGGCCGATCTGTAAAATCCTACAGCAAGCATTTTCTTTTGGAAGGCCGCGTCTTTAAAGCCCAAATTAGGCGGTATTTCTTCTTGTCCTATGTAAGACTTTGCCTGTTTAATAATTTCGTCAATGTGGCTCATAGTTTAAAATGATTTTGAATTTTTTACTATATATTCAGCAAACTTTTTACGCTGATATTTTTTCATATCTATTATATTGGCCTCGATCAATACCCTTTGTTCGTGAGCCTTTACATCAGGTTCTGTGTACCCTAAAACTTTATAATCTGACGGGCCAGTTATTGTCTTCATTTTAAGAATTAGCAATAATATAAACAGGAATAGCAACCACCAGTACAATGATAATGTAACCTAAAATCAATATCCAAAGTGGCTGTTTCATTGCTCTTTTTTTAAACTTAAACATTTACTGCATTGAACGAAAATCCAGTTAAAGTTTCCCTCCTTATTAAATCCGGATTCTACAGTTAATTTTTCGCCCTTATAAATAGCAGTTCCACAACAACTGCAACAATAATTTTTTTTAGCTATCATTATTCCCCTTTTTTAAACTTATCCAAAATATCCACTACTACCCCGTTATGATCTACTTCTGCACTTAATACTTCACTTCCTATAGTCTCTAAAGCATCGAGCGTAACGTTAACAATTTTATCAATAGTTTCCTGCTCGTAATATTTAGATGTGGCTGTTATTTTTATGACTATCATCTTAATCAAATTTAGAAAATAAAGTTGGTTTATTTGCAAATAAAAAAGCCCTCCATTTCTGAAAGGCTTTCCCCTGCGTTACCAGTTATTATTTAATAAAATTGCACTCTTAACCGATATTGCTCTTGGGTATCTTCCGACCCTCGGTAGTCACAACGGCGACCTTTGGACAGTCTTTGTGTGTAGTGCTTCGACCCGCTAAAACGTATGCTTAAATATTATTCAAAGATGCGGCTTTTCTATGAACGAAACAACCCTGTGTTTCTAATAAAGCTATGTTAGCTATTTCGGCTATAGGAATATTAAGCTTATCACACTTCCCGTAATGAATTTTATTTGCAATTATCTTTTCGTTGCTGTTTAAAGCCTGTGTTTTTTCAATGTCTCTAACGAAAAATCCACAATTATTACAATTGCAATCCAGTAATTGAAGTTCAAAAATACTTTCCTTCTCGAGATTGATTTTAACATTCAGCGCTGTCTTAAATCCTTTATCGGTTTTCTTTCTTAATGCCATAGCTTTCTCTTTAACCGCATAAGCAGCCGTACCTCTTTGTTTAGAGCCGTTGAATACAAAAACATAATGGGCGTAAACTCTTAGCGCCTGCGCTATTTTCCTTGCCTTAAACCCGCTTATTTGGTCTATAAGGGTGCCGTTATTTGTGATAGTTAAACTTTTGATAAGTTGCTCATATTTAACCCTCGCGAACTCCGAACGATTATTAGCTGTCTTTCTGATCGTCTCCATCTTTTTCGGTTAAAAACTTGCCATATCTTAAATAATAATTCACATGGAATTGATTCCTGATTACAGATTTTACTTCACTTATTACCTCTTTTGGCACGCCGTATTGCGCCAGTAAAATATTAACCGCTATATTTTCATTGTATAATATTTTCTTAACTTGGTCGTGCGGTAAATCTTTTATGGAAACCCTTTGAATAGAGTTTTTATCAATTAATAAAGCAGCCTGACTTTTTACGATTTTATTTCTTAAATGGGCCTGATTTTCACAACAGGATTTACACATTACCCATTTTCTACCATTATCTGCGCGGGTGGCAACTACAGGCCCGTCTAAAGGGTAAAACTTTGGTTCATATTCGAAGTTGTAATTCTTGATTAACACTCCGCATTCTGTACAATTTGGATTCTTTTCCAAAACGGCATTAATCAGCCGTTGCTTATCTTGCTTGTTCATAATTTTATGGTTTAGTGAAAGTACAAATATACCAATTAAACCAACCATATCCGACATGCTTATCAAGAAAAAAGAAAAAAATAAATGCTTACCGAGCCTTGCGCCAAGTAAGCATTTTCATAAACCTTTTCAATTATAAAACCTTTGATAAATTATGAGCTTGAGCAGCCCTTTTCAGATAAACAAATGTAATAATTATTTTGAATATTTTGCAGCCATTATTTCATCGTGGCCTGTTCCTGATATACAGCCACAAGCGCCACATTACAATAACCATTGGCGTATTACAAACAACTCTTAATAGCACTTGGTCGAACGTTTGAAAATAACCTAAATCCCATGCAAGATAATACGAACCAGCAACCCCAAACTGCCAACATTTTGCAAGGAATAATTGTATAATTAATATACGCAACAGCCCATCGCGCGATAAGTAAAACTCATACGCAATCATGCCTGAAAATATAACTATTCCCCAAAATATTAATTGTGATATGAGCATTTCAGTTGTCATTTCTTAATGGTTTTTATCAGTGTGCTTAGTTCAGAAAGTACCGAAATGTTATCTTTAGTAGTCTTGTTGGTTTCTTCAAATTGTTTCTCAATTGTTCGCTGCCATTCGGAGCGTTCCTGCCGGTGTAATCTTTCCTGTTCATCCCGCTCGTCACGGTGGTCTTTCAGTTGTTGCTTTATGAATAAAGCAAGCCAGCCAATACCGCCTAACAATAGTCCTACCGCTCCGTATTGTTCTAACATCATTTATTTTTTATAGCCCAGATAGCCTCGCTTAAATCCTGTATCTTTTCGCCCAGTTCTTTAATGGTTGGGTTCATCTCGTCATGGACAATTTTACGTAATTCCGCATCACGGGCTTCGGAGAAATATTTAAACACCTTGTCTATCCCTTTCCAACACAGCGCAAAGGAGGCAAACAACACCGTGTTGTCTTTTATCCAGTTAAATATTGGTTCCCACCACGAAGGCGTTTGTTGTATCATTGTTTTGCTATATGTAGCCATGTCTTGTTGCCGATATTACAATCATAATGGTAGCTACAATGATGCCAACTATTGTAAGCTGTAACCCGTAGGTATGCTTTATTAGACTATATTTTTGAGCAATTACGGCTATGTTTAAAATTAAGGTAAAAAAACCGATAATTATTAAGAAATTGTTGTCAAATGTGCAGCGTTCCTCTTGTCGTGTACGGGCAAATAAAAAAGATAACAGCATCAATGGTATCATAAGGGAACTATCGTAAAATACCGTCCATCCGTAGCTATTCCAGTACGTTAATTCAGGTGTGTCATGGCTCATTCGCCAAAAGTAAATCAACATGCTGAATAAATAGCCTATCAGGATGAACGATACGCCGAATTTCTTAATCATCATGGCTTCGGGCCGGTAGGCGGTGATACAGGGTCGCCGTTGGTTTGTACCTTTATGCCATGCTTGGCTTCCAGTTCTGTTTTTTGCTCGTCCGTTAGCTCGTTTAACTGATCCGCCAAATCTTTTAAATCTTCCATTTTTTACTTGTTTGTTTTTTATAAATGTATTAATTAATATTTATAATAGTTTGTACCGGTCCACCCGAAATATTAGAGGATACCTGAACGGTTGAATATCCCTGAATTGGAACAGATACAGATGCCGTTGTTGTTGTTCCAACTGTGTAAACCGGTGTTAACGTAGTAGTTTTTTGCGCTCCGTTTGTATCTTGATAGGTAATCGTAAAAGAGGCCGTTCCAGCCAACTGTGGCAGTATTGTTGTCGTTATAGTATATTGTCCGTCACTCGGTACTTCTGCCTGTATGTAATCGCCGGTATTTGTAGCTGGAATTGTAAGATTGAATATGTTGAATCCATAGGGCCGGAATACGATTTGGCTATTCATAGAAACCGCTAAATAATTATTGGGTGTTCCAGGGGGCACGTTTATTATTCCATTTATACCGGCTGGACCTTGCGCGCCAGTTGCTCCGATAGGACCCTGTGGGCCTGCTGGACCAGTGGCTCCGGTCTGCCCTATTGGCCCCTGCGGCCCGGCTGGTCCTACTGCGCCCTGAACGCCTTGCGGCCCCGGAATACCGACAGGCAAAGTTATTAACTGCCATCCTATAACTTTCGGGCTAAACGATGTAACGGTTAGCATCCATATTTGATTAGACCCAGCAATTACCATTGGCGGATATATAGGCCATTGATTGCCCCCCGAAAAATATGCCATCATTCCATCTTTAGGATTTAAAAATGGAGGGGCAGGAATAAAAGGTTGCTTGGTTTGCGCTTTAACAACAAAGGCTAAAGAGAAAAGTAAAAGGGTGATGAGTGTTTTTTTCATATTAATAAAGTCTAAACCATTTTGCAACAGAAGCCTCATATTCATAGCACATACATACTCCGGTTGCTGCTGATGTTGGTAGTGTGCTTATTATTCCACTAACCGCTGAAAGTGTTAATAATGTTACGCCACCATTGAAAAATAATAATAAATTATCTCTGTCGTTTGGAGAAGATGGGAATGGTAGTGTAGCGTTAGCAAGCAAACTGCCCGTCCCTATTATTACCTTCCCGACACCGCTGTTAATTTGGGTACTGCCTGTTGTCGTTACTTGTTGTACGCCCTCTGGTCTTAATATCATAGCCTTAATTAGTCTTGACCCAGTTGGTCCCGTCTGATTGCAATAAATAAACAGACGTATTAACCAATGTGGTTAGTGAATTGCTTGCCGCATCCTTTACGGTAGCACCTGTAAAACTCCATGTAAAACTTCCTGATGTATCCTGGTTCCAAATAGTAAGCTTTTGCCCACTGTAAGTTGATGCAGATGGTATTGATACGGTTCTATTAGCGGTAACAACGGGTAGCTTAACCAATTGTCCTGCGGTAGTAACTGTATAATTTGCATCTGTCGCCGTATTTACTACATCGGCGGGGCTGCTTACCAAACTTCCATCCCCGGCTATAAGTTGATTAGCTGTACCTATGCCTGTTGAGGTAAGGTTCTTGCTTGCATCGGTGAATACTACTTTTGAGGCAGTTAGGTTACTTATATTTACTACACCTGCGTCGGTTATGCTAAAACGAGATGTATAACCACCTGAATTAATCTGACTTTTTATAACAAGATTTGAGGTTATAGGAGAAGTCCCGTTTACAGGTTCATTTTCCATTATCCAGTCGGCCTGTTGAGATGCAGCACCCGTCCATGCAAAGCCAGACCACCTGATTCTTGGCGAATACTGTACAGGAACACCGGATGTAGCCGCTTGGTTGTTATTTAACATTGGGCCGTCAGCCGATGTAGTAGCTATATTTGTACGCTGTACCGTTAAAGAACCATTAACCTGCAAGGTGGTTGATATCGTTGGAGATGTTGCCAATACATAAACCGTTCCTGATCCGGTTGTCGTTCCTGTATTTAAAGTACCGACACCGCCCGATGTATAAACCGGGCCGTTACTTGTTAAGTTGCTTAATGTGGCTATATTTTGGGACGTGCCTACATTTACAGATTGCGCCGGCCATGTTCCGCTTACTGTTGTTCCTGTTCCACTTGCTAAACTTGGGGTTGCTGTAGCAGTACCTCCATTAGCCAATGGTAATAGTCCTGTTACTTTTGCGGTTAAGTCGATTGTTGAATTGGTGATATCACCGTTTACAATAGCTGAATAAGACGGAACAGTTCCGCCGTGCAAAACTGTATTTGCACCACCTATTGCCAGTCTATTCAAGAAACCGCTTGAATTTCTGTAATAAGTATCGCCTGTAGCATCCGACCCCAAAGTCATGGTTACGCCGCCAAGCACGTTATTACTATTAGTAAACGTTTGATTCTGCCATGAGTTAGCATGTGTCAAAGCTATTGAAGCAACCACAGCACCCGTTGTTGGTGATATGGTTAATGTTCCATCTGAATTGCTTACAGACGATACCCCTGTAGCGGGTGTTCCAGTCAATTGGCTATATGGCAAGGATAATGCCGATAGTGTGGTTAAAGTTGAATTTGTAGTAGCTACCAATATTGAAGCGTTCCCGACACTTGTAACGTCCCCTGTAAGGTTAGCGTTGGTCGTAACATGTCCCGCTGTAAAGCCACTACCCGCCCCTGTAATATTCGTCCCCACCAAAGCGGAAGGCGTACCCAAATTAGGCGTTGTGAAAACCGGATTAGTTGTATAAGCCACTACCCCAGTACCACTTTCATCACTTAATACTCCCGCTAATTGCGCTGATGTTGTTGAGGCGAATTGTGATAGTGGATTAGTCGTTAACGCAAGTGTAGTTGGGAACGTATTTGTCCCGCTTGTTAAATCCTTATTAGTTACAACATTAGTGCTGCTTGGCGTGAGATATGTGCCACTGGCTTGTTTCCCATTTAACTGTGTCTGAATAGAGCTTGTTGCATCATTAAAAGCCATTGTAGCTGCTGATACACCATTAGTTGATGTTGGGGTTATTGCGCCCAATACAACGGTAGGGACAGGCGTTGTGGTTCTGTTTGCCCATGTTATAGCTATGCCATTTGCTGTATTGTCGGTTAATGAAGTTACTGTACCACCCGCCGCAAGTGAATAAGTACCGAAATTACCGCTTCCATCCACACCTATAGCAAGCGTTGGGGTAATTGAGGTTAGGCCGCTTATAGTATATCCTGTCGTGCCTATGTTAAATATCCGGTTTGTTCCGCCTAAACTTGATAACGAAGCATTTCCACTTCCATCGAGGGTTAGCTGTCCATTTGCCGTGTTTGAGGCCACTAAATTAATCACGTTTGACGCACCCAATAATTGCATATACGTGCCTGAAAACGCAGATGTCCCCGCATAGAATTGATTGGCACCGGTAATTATTTTTGCATCACTGGCTAACGTTCCGCCCAAGTCAACGGCAGTTCCATTTGCGGTTGTCCCACTGCCGTCTGTTAAAGCAAAAGTATTTGCGGCAACATAATTAGCTACGGCTTGGGTAGTTGGGTATAAAGTATTATTTAGCGTCCCGAATGAAGTCGCCTTATTCGCTATATTTTCAGGGGTGAATCCAAGAGCTGGCTGAACAGCAATATTACCGCTGCCTAAAAGTGACGTTGAATTGATTGTCTTTATATTCGTTCCACTTACTAATAATGCCTGCGCTCCAATAGAATTATACGACAATGTTCTCGCTACTGCGCCATTAAAAATAAAAGAACTTGCATCCCCTGCGCCACTTGAATTTACTGTGAGGGGGTATGTGGTTGTTCCACCGCCCCCTCCGCCACCGTGCGGATTAAACGCTAATAGTCCCGGCGTGCCTCGATTAAACGCCCATATAGTATCCAATGGGGCAATGACTTTATATTGTAGGGCATTACCTCCGGCACTCTGCCATGACTGCGCCTGTGCTAATATGGGGAATAATAGAAGGAGAAATAGGTATCGTTTCATTTTGTTTGTATTTTTTCTAATTTTATCCTCATGAGAAGATATGTTATTATTGTATTGGCCCTTTTTATAATCGCTACCGCCGTTTTAATTATCATAGGGATCAATAACCCTCGTAACTTTCAAAATGGCGGCGCGTACCATGAAAATGAACGCATACGCAAAATGCGATCAGAATGCCCCCAATGTGGTGTCTAAATAGCCTGAAATGTAATCATGCCCGTTATTCATTGGGTGTATGCCGCTCAATAAAGCGTTCCCACCGTTAGCCAACATTAATGGCTTCATATTAAAACACCTTGCAATCCCGTACGAAGTAGCTAAAGTTTGAACCGCGTTTATATAGGTATCTTGCAAAGCATCGCACCCCGCTCCAAACGAAGCATCCAAATTTGCCCAATACCCACTTATTAAAACAATGTCATTTACCGAATAGCCAGCGGCTAATATTGTATTTAAAACACTTGTATAAGCGGCTGTGAATATGCTTATATTCATTGTTGGTAGAGTACCTTGAAAGTCATGTATAGTATCATTGGTGCTATATGCGACAAAAACACGCCTATGATTTGAATCTTTATTAACCAAGTTTAGAATGTCAATATTTTGACAATCTACAATCGTGTGTCCTGATACCCCCCAATTTATGCAACTGGCATTTTTGTAATAAGACAATGCGGTAGCCCAACAATGCCATGCGGGGCTTGCTAAAAGGCCAACTGTTATACTGTCGCCTAAAAACTGGAATCCATTATAAATTGAAACTGGGTTTCTGCCAACGCCAAAAGTCCAACGGTCAACAATAGCGTTTGCGGCAACATTGTCCGAATCTGAAAGCCCATCAGCCATAAAAAACATACCGCATGGACGGTTTGTAGGTGCTTGTGGTGTTCCAAAACTGTTCCATGCACCTACCCAAATATCATTTGTGCTTCCGGCGTCGCTACCTACCGTTGTCGTGGTTGCCAATTTATTGCCTTGTGCAAATATTGTAGCAAGATTATTAGCTAAAATATTTTGAGTATTTAACCCTATAACCTGCGTTGGCGAAAAGGAAAACGATTGCCCGAAATCAGCAAAATAATAGAAACTACCTATTGATGCCGCAAATACATTAAAGGAGGTTACGGATTGCGTACCATACTGCGCGCCGCCAGATGAATAAAAATAATACCCAGCCGTATAGCTATATGAACCAAACTCCGATAATAATATACCGCTTGTGAGGTATCCACTCCCGTCGAATATTATCCCCGATCTGTCCATTACAAAAGTATTGCCTATAGAGGCAACTAAATCTTTTGTTCCGGGCGCCATCATATTCACGAATCCTTCGGCAAGTGTAGTACCGAAAAACGGGTACAGATAATGTGTTTTAGCCCATAGTCCAGCAGCTTTCCAATCGACTACAAATTGATTTGTTTCATCAATTATCCTGTAAGCGTCGATAGGATGAAATGTTCCGGGTGTTCCTCCGTATTGGTCGCCTGTATAAACGTTCCCTAATACAACGCCAGCAGCAGCAAGATAAGCTGCTGCATCCGGGTCTATCGGAGAAGCCGCAGAATAAAAATATGGCAATATCCTCCGTAGCATACTATTGACTTATAGAGTATCTAATTAAAGTATCATCCAAGTATTGGCAATCTATAAAGTTGGTATCTCCGGTAACGTAGCTTCCCGATCCGCTTAATTGGTGAAATTCAGTTCCAAATGTTGGTGGAGAGCCATTATTATGAATCACTAATACAGAAACGCCCAATAATGCTCCTGTTAAATCGGCTGTAATGTTCCCAGTTTCCGGCGTCGCAACAGAACCATAAACAGTGTCTGCGCTAAACGCAAGTACTGTGCCTGTATCTTCGGGTGTTTGTTCTGGAACGAAATTTCCGCTTATGCCTTTCAACACCAAGTCCCCATCCAATATCCCGTCCTTAAACCACCATTCAGCGTTTGTTCCGCCTGTGATAACGCCGTTTACAAGCGTGCCACCTGTATTTATGATGATAGAGAATTGCCCTGTACGATTATTGCCGATTAAATAAGCTAATACCTCGGCGGTATCTACATAAGCCCTAAACACAAAGTAAGTCGTGTCATAGTAGTAAGTACGTGCGTCAACTGGCGTGCCTGTTAACCCTATAGGCTTATTTGTGGCTGTGAATAGTGCGGGATTAAAGCTCATTATGATGTTAATGTTAAATTATTTTGTCCAGATTGAAGTACCATTGGAATACGGGTAACATAGTACCGTTCCCCCCCAATAACTACCGGGCCTTGCATAACGCTATCAGGAATAAATCCGTAATTTAAAATAGTATTTAGCCAGCTAATCTTTACCGGATTAGTTGCATCTTCCGCAACAGCTAAATAATTACCTGTTGCGGATGAACCAAATGGCAATGTATATGATACCGCGTTAGGAGTTATAGTGCCGCTGAATAAGAAAATAGCCGTATCAATAGTAGCATAAGGGTCTGTTGCAAACCATCCCCATTTTATCGGTTGTGTAGGCGGTGGTGGCGTAGGTGTTGATCCGGTTGCGCCTAAAACTGTTACTACTATTACTTGTGTTGGGTCGTTATTCGGGAAGCCATAAATACGCGATGGCGGTGCAGGCGGTGAAGTTGTGTCTAAAGTACTTCCCACGAGTTCAACGCCATTAATCGTTATGAATATTGGTATTACACTTGTTGCAAAAGGATTGCCATTATCATCTAAGAAAGGCAGATACCAATTACCACCCCCGGCATCCAGTAATTGATTGCCGGAACGTACAATATCAATAGGCGCAAATGGCGTTGTTATGCCTATTGTAAACGCAGGGTTTTGGAAGTTAGGATCAATAGTATTTACAGTAGTATCAACACCGATTGCGGTCACTAATTTATCGTAAACAATAAGAAAATTTGTTGAAGTGTAATCCTGTAAATTATACTGCCTAAGCACCGCAATACATAGCCGTGTTATTCTTCTTATAAACCCCCATTTTGCAGATAACGCACCACCAGCTAATGTTATTCTATTGGCCTCTGTTTTGTTGGCTGCAATAAGTTGCGCTGATAATATAGTTTGCTGAATTTCTGATTGAGTTGGCATATCATGTTTGAAGGTTTACGTAAATATTTGCGGCTAAAATTTCGTTGTTTGCCGCAATGCCTAACCCTGCTACGCCAAACCGTTGCGCAGCGGCTAAAAACTTTTCTGCTATGTCGAGATTATTAAAATCAGATTCGCAACAAGCATCGGATTGTACAAGCCGGTTTAGATAAGCAACGGTGTAAAAACCTTGCGCTAAATAGTTAACAGTTGTCACCCACGGACTGCCCGAAACATCATCTGCAACAGTGCAAATAAATCTTAAATATTGGTCGGCTGTTATAGTGTAAGGCGCCGTTAAAGACGAACCCATATCAATGGTGGAAAGCAGCGTCCCATTAGGGTCAAAAATGGTTAATATCCTTGATGATACTGTTCCATATGTGCCTGTATCAGTATAGGTTAATTGGTTACCTGCAATGTTGTTTGTAACATTTCCTGACGGGTTAGATGCCATTGTCTTTTTAATCTATAAATGCTTATCAAATATAATTAAAATACAAGGGCATGAATTACCATTTTGGTGTGAATAGATACGTGTTAATAGTGGCAATTCGGGGTGTTGTAGTAGATGATTTTCCCCAACATTAAGAGTGCCTAACTATAAATATTCTTTGGTTTCATATTTGTTTATATATTTGAGAACCAATTTTTGAAAACATGAAAAAACTAACCTTTGTGGCATTAATATGCCTGCTTTCTGCATGTAAGAAAGAACAAACCTCCCAAACGCTTACTGTATCCGTCTCCAATCTTCCCAACGGAACTACGTATAATATCAATATTACGGACAAGAAAAAAGGAACGGCGGTATTGCAGGTAACAAATGGAAGCGGGCCATACAATCAAACAGCGGGCGTTACAAGCGGACAGCAAATCTCAATCGACTATAGATTTACTTATGTAGCAAATCCAGTCAATTCAGGGGTTTTAAATATATCTGTCCCTTCAAAAGTTCTTTTTCAGACAGGACAGGCAGGTAACGGAATAGTTGATGTAACCGTTCCTTGATTATAATGCCCTTTGTTCTGTTTTTGGTTTTGCCTTTTTATTTGTGAAAGAACTTACACCAATTCCAAATTGTGAGGGTATAAGTACCTTTAATGAATTAGTTATACCGCCTACTTTATAAGCATCGTAAAGGTCGGTAGCTGGTAATGGTATAAACTCCTGCGGAACATTTGGCCATAGATGATATGGTTGCCCTACCATGTCTTTACCAGCCATTAAATTTGCAGAACTCCCCACTATAGGGTTTAATTTCCCACGTAAAAAGCTAATTGCCGCGTCAAACCGTGTAGGCTTGCCGAATTTCCCGCTTGTCAGGCTATTTGGCTTCGTAGCCCCGGCAGGTACTTTTTGCCCTGTTATCTGCTGGGATAAAAACACAACATATTGCGTTAACCCGCCTAAAATATCGTATCGTGTATCGCCGTCCTTTATCTTTAAAAAATCAGAGCCTCGCGGGTCGGTAGAAACGCTTAATCCTGCCGCTTTTGCCATGCCAAGTATTACCGCTGCTGTAGCTAATGTCTTACCGATATCTTTTGCCGCCAAAACTTTAGCTGATCGCGATAATCGCGGGTCACCCCAAAGATATAATGTTTGAATACGTGCCGCCATAAAACGCGGTGAAAATAATAAGTTGCTTAATATAGCGGGTTGTTTGCCACCAAGCCAGTCAGGTATGCTACCCCGGCCGGAAAGAACATTAACTACAGTTGCTAAATCCCTAAACGCATCAGGGTTGTTTTTAAAGGTATAGCCGCGTTCTTGTAATTTAATGGCTTCTGATACGAATACCCCTGTTCTAATGGCGTTAAGGTACCCTGTATACGCTCGTTCGGCCCCCTGATGTACTTTTCCTAATACAGGTATCTTTTCGAGCAGGTTAGAGGTGAATTGTTCTTCCCTTGCTAATAATTCAGGGTTGTTCTTTTCTGAAATATACAGCCCGCTTTGCTTCATTAAATCATATTGTGGCGATGTTTTTATATCTGAAAACCAATCCCGATATTTCTTTTCAGAAAACGTCTGCCCAAACATAGTTTTTAGGGCTTTTATAGCTTCCATAGGGTGTGCTACCGTTGGAATTAAACCCTGTCTTAGCACCGCCGAAAAGTCCAATGTGGCTTTAATAGCGCGTGGCAAAGAGGCTACATTTAATAGCACATCCTTTGTTTTCTCAATCTTACTGCGCTTGTCAAGTTCGCGCCTTGCTACATCTAGTTCGTATTCGTATCTTAATTCATCCCGTTTTCTGCGAAGATCCCGCACTTCCTGGCTTTCTTCGGGCGGTAAGGTTTTTTCTGGCTTGTCAAACTCCTTCCGGTCTATCTTGCCCTGAAACTCCTCGATGCTTTTTTGAAGTTGCGTTTTAGTCGCCCGTTCATTCTGCTCTTCATAGTATCCGTTTTCCTTGTCCAGTTCTTTCAGGCGTTTTCTTAACCCGTCTATTTTCTCATTCGCCGCTATTTTCTTAGCTTCGGGTAACTTCCTAAGCCCGTTTTCAGCATCTTCAATTTGGCTCAATAATTTAGCCTCATTTTTTAGGATGCGTATTTTGTCCTGTAGCTCGCTTTTGGTAGCAGGAGCATTGTATTTACCACTGATAAGGTCGTGCATATCCTTATCGCTGATATCGTTTAACTCCAGTTCGTCTTTAATCCTGCGCACCACTTCGCCTAATTCAGTAATACCCTCTCGTGCTAAAGAGGTCACCATTTTTGCAACATAAGGCGCCGCTGCGCTAAGAAACTGCGCCGAAGCAGAAACCACGTCATTTAGTTGCCCGTTGGTACGCATAGCTTTCAGTTTATTGCTAAAATCTTCTGCTATCTTTTTTCGCTCCTCTACAAATTCAGCGTGGGTTTTAGCCTTTGTCCGGGGCATTCTCTTTATCGCTTTTTCAGCTTTTAAACGCGCTATTTCAGCCTGTGATTCTTTTAACTTTTGCTCGTAGTCTTTATTGGCTTGTTCAAGCGACTGATATTTTTTAGTAACATCCGCCAATTCCTCTGGTGTTAGCTTATCGCCCTTTATATCGCGTTCCCTAACAATCATATTCTCTAAAGAATAGTTGTTATTCAGTTTGAATTTACCGCTGTTTAAGGCGCGTCCGGCGTCGCTTCTTGTTTGGTCGTTAGCATCTGCAACATCCTGAAAATCATTCAATGCGGCATCGCGTTTGGCGGTCAATTCGTCAAGTGTTTTGTCGCTTAATGTTGCACCTTCGTCCTGTAGCCGTTTATTTATTTCGATAATCTCGTCCGTCTTAGCCCCTACATACTTAGCTAAAATAGCGTTTTCAGTATCAGTTGCTACATGCTTTTCGGTCTTTATTTTATGTACCAAATCGTGGATATCGTAACCGTCTTTAAGTTTGGCATCTGCTTCGGCTTCAACAATTTCTCTGGTGCGTACACCGCCCTTATTGTCGCCTAAAGTGATATCAACCTTGTCGGCTTGCTCTCTTAAAGATTCTTTTTTCGATGAAACTGTCGGTTCTACTCCGGTTGGGTCGGATGGTTCTCTTTGTGGAGTTTTATTGCCCGTATCTTGTGGTTCGCCTGTTGAGGTGTCATTTTCGGGTTCTGATACAAGTCCTGTAGGTACTTCAGGTGTTCCGGCTTGATCTGATCGTCCGGATTGTTGGTATTCTTCGTATCTTTTTGCATCTTCTGGTGTGATTCCTAATTCTGTTGCAGCCTGATTATGTTCTTCTATTTGACGCGGGCTAAGTTCGCCAATTTTATTTGATTTTGCATCATTAATATGATTTTGTATATCTTCGCTCGTAAGCCCCTGTCGCCTAATAGACGAACCGCCTAATCCTTCAATTATTGGATAGTCGTCATTCTTATCCATTTCCATGACTTTATCAAGCAATCGTTTCGCTGGTGCGGTTTCATAATTGCCTTTAGAAATATCAGAAACGGCTTTTCTTTTGTCGGCAGATGACATGCCTAAATCAATACGCGCGCTTGGGTCGTTCTCTTTAAAGTTTTCCGGTACGATTATACCATGAGTAATAGCGTCAATAGCTTTTTGCCTTAAAGGGTCAGTAGTTGCTACCGGATTATTTGCAGGTTCTTCATTAACTGGAACATCAGCAACCTTGTTATCTTCTGCGGTAGGCTGTTCCGGTGTTTGAGCAGGTACTTCCTGATTTGGTTGGGGTTGTTCATTTTTTGATGGGCGTTCTAAGGTTTCAAGGTCGTACCTGTCCTGTGGTATTTCTTCCTTGACACCATTAACTGTTTTATAAAATGTTCCTTCATCTTCCTCTGTTCCTTTGGAGTAGGTTGAGCGTTTACCCGTTGCCAGTGTTCGTAGTTTATCATTAGCCTGGTCAATCTTATTTTGCAATAACTGTTCACCGGGGCTTGGTTCTTCATTAAAGGGCGCGGTTAGCCCGGTACGATATGCCTGTTGTTCGTCAAGTTGCTTTTGCAGATTGTCACGCCCTATTATTAAGTCAACGGCTTTAGTTGCCTTTTCTTCAGGAAGTCCTTTCGGGATGGATTTTGTTATAGCCGCTAATTTATCTACATGGTCATTTGTCGCGGCTATTTCTTCCGGCGTCCAACCAACCTGCTGCCCGTTTTCGGATATAAATTGTTTGGTTTTAGCAACATTGGCATCCGAACTGTCTTTAATAAGGTTGTCAAGCACTACATTTTTATATTCGCTTAGCGGGGTGAGCTTTGATATATCACCCAAAGAGCCTACCGCGCCGAATAATGGCGCGGCTTTTAGTGTTTCACCCTCTTGATCGGCTAATGTTCCTAAACTTTCATTGAAAACAGGTTGATCGTTCGCCAAATCAACCCCTTTTTTTAAGGCAAAGTTTGATACATTGAGTGCCGAAAGGTCGGTGACCGCCTTTTTAGTGTTTTTAAGAAAGTTTACGCCACCTTGTAATGCTTTGTCTCCCCAATCCTTTGCTCCTTGTTTAAGCAGATCGGTAAAGCCCTCTGCGGTTATGTCTTTCCCAGCTGCTTCTTTAATAGCGTTCATGGTGATGTTTTTTACTACATCGTCTTTTAATGAGCTACTAAGTGAATTGAATATACCGTGTCCTAAATCACCCATCAGCAACCCATTAACGCCGCCTGTCCCTAATATGAATGCTGTTTTAACTACAGGATTGATCTTGGCGCCGTTTTCTTCGGCCTTATCCATTATTTCCTTGCCCTGTCCCATCCCTTGCAGGTATAGTGTTGCGCCGCCAGTTCCTTCTGCTGCGGCTGCGGCTGGTAAAAACTCTGCCAATCCCCCGAGGTTAGCCATTGTTTTACTTTTCTCAACCTGATTTTCGCTTGTTTTGGACAGGAAATCAGTTGCTTTATCTGCTGAATTGAATGCCTGATCGAAATCGTGCGTATCCGTTAACCCAAGTCCTCTTTGTGAATTAGCTGTTAATTGAGCAAGGTAGGCCGCGCCCTTAACAACCTGTAATCCTCCTTTAGTAGCTTTTTGAGCCAAATAGGTTAGTCCGTTCTGTATTTTTCCGGGCAACGTTTGCGCATAAGCATAGTCGCCTTGTTGCGATTGTGGCGTTTCGGATATGGTTTCGTTAGCGTGGCTGGCTACGGACTGTTGTGTTTGTTGGGTTAACGCTTTTTGTTCGTCAGGCGATAGTTGCTTCCAGTAATTCTGCATAGCCGATTGCCCTGATTTAACCCACGGTTCTTGTTGCGGCTGTGTGGGTTGTGCGGGTTCTTGCCCCGGCATAAAAACACCTGAACTATGCTGTTGGGTATTTTGGAAAGGATTTAAGCCACTGCCAGATAAGTCCGCACCATTTGGCAAAGCGTTGCCGACTGGACTTTTTTTTTGACTATAGTCTATCTGGCTGTTATAATCAGGATATTTTGCAACGATCTTTTTTACAAGTTCGGCGTTATCAATGCTTGCATAATCAGGATATTTCGCCTTTATCTTAGCCGCAAAATCATCTACAGACAATTTAGGCTGTTCCTGTACTGGCGCGTCTGTGATTTCTCCCATTGTAATTTAATTAAATATCCCTAAAGGGTCTTTATGCTTTGGTTGTGCCTGTTGCCCGTTAACTACGGGAAGATGTTTTTTACCCCCTAATGTTTGTAAGGATGATATGTCTACCTTTTCGCCTGTTAGCTGATTAGTTAACTCGTTAAGTTTTATGTTAGCGTTAGGGTCTTTAGGGTTAATCCAAACGGTATGTGCGGGTGAAACTTCTGTCCAGCTATTTGTAGAAGCATCCCACTTTTGTTTTGCAGGCACGCCGAAACCAATTTGCCCCGCAAGGTTACCTTTCCCTTTATTTATCAGAAGCGGCCCATCATAAGTGGGATCAGCGGCTATTTTTGCTTTTAGCTCTTCCCCACTATTCGGCACACCTGTAAGCATATCTGTAATTAACTTTTGGCGGTAAATAGGTTGCGTATTCTTTTCCTGTTTATCTTTTTGCATCGCCAAACGCTGCTCTGCTAAACTTAAATTGGCTTCGGATAATGCTAATCTTTCATCACTTGTGTTTCTTAGTTTCTCCTGTCCTATGTTCGCATCAAGCCTATTAGCGAAGTCGGTATAAACCTTACCATACCCAGCATTTTGACGTTGTACTAATTCTGTCAGTTTGTCTTTTGCGTGGGGGTCTAATGGGTCAATCCCTGCGGCCTGTAATGTGGCAGCATAATGGGGTTGATTGGCATTTTGTATAATATGGTCGGCGATAGCATTTACTGTCGGCGCATCGGTTGGGTATATTACGCCCCCATGCCCATTTGGTTGTCCGCCAATATCACCTACATGGGGGTCAATGCCATTTTGCTGTAACATAGGTGCAAATTCAGGCTGCGACAATACTGTACGTGCCTGCGCTATATGTGCCCCCCTGTCGGGTGCTGTAATATTATAACCGTTAACCGTCTCCTTTTTAGCTACAGCATGGCCTAATTTTATCGCATCGTTCATGTCCAGGTTCCGTTCTATTAAATCAGGCGGCGGCGCGTAAAGGTTTCCTACGGGGTCTTTCTGATATTGCGTAAGCCAGTCTATACCCGCTTGTTTGCTTTCGGGGGTATAGTTTTTGCTTTTATCAGCTATCTGTGTAGCATAGGCAGTATGCCGTAAATTAGCTTCATGCGTGGAGTTGGCTACTGTGTTTAAATCGTTTATCCTTTGAACAAACTGTGGCTGTGTAAAAGGGTCTTGCCCTGTTTTTGTATGATAATCAGCCGCATCGTTTAAAACCTGATCGAATTTAGGTTGCAGCCAGTTGGTGTACTCATTGGCTATTTTTGGCGTTTTCTGCTCATAAAGGTGCTGTGCATATTGCGCATTAGCCTTTTGTTGTGCTTGTTGTATTGCCGCCGCATCATCCCTGCGTTGCTGTGCCTGCTCGTTGGCAAGTTGCATAAAATATCCTACCGTTCTGCTTTGAGGCAATACGTAAGCTAAACCCTGTCCTTGCTGGGATTCATTACCGTCAAATCCACCTATGTCTTGTGCGTCCATTATTAGTAAGGATTAGGTATTTGATAAGGTACAACATTGCCTGATACGGGATATGGTGAGGTGTTTTGATAGCCTCCGCCTGCTGCTGATAAGTAAGGATTCCCATTCACCTGTCCCATTGTTTGTACAGTTGGCGGATTGCTGGTTGCCGCCCCTTTTGCATAACCGATTGCGGCAGAACCGATATCGTCAAGTCCACTATATAAGTTTTGCTGTCCTGCTCCGTACATTGAAGCGGCGAGGTTTGCAGTCCGTAAATAGGGCTGTAAGGTATTGTTATTATATAATTTACCCCTCCATCCTGCTTGATTTTGTAAAGCGCCCTCGTATTGGCCTAAAGCACTTTCTTTATACTGTGCCTCCTGTGCGTTTAACTGGTTAGTTGCCGCATTACTTCCCTGTCCGATACGGGTTGCTAAATCCAATATATCGCCTCCCGATGTTGCGCCTTGTGAACCACGATAAAACTGCGAGGCGGCATTTCTATTAATGTCGTTACGCGCATTAGCATCGCCCGGCATACCGTTCGTATAATTACGTGCGGCCAAATCTGTTCCCAACTGAACTTCGGCAGGCATTTCTTCAGGCGTAAAAATATTATTCTTAGCCATACGTTTTGCATCTGCGGCTTGGTTAGCGCCTTTGATAGCCTTATAAGCTCCTAACCCTGCTGAAACTACTGCTGCTCCGGCGAATACGAATGCCATAACTCCTCCTGTTTTTTATCTCCCAAAAATGGGTTTTCTCTTTTTTCTATAATATCTTCCTCTACTAAATCGGCAGCTTTTTCTATAGCCTCCGGCGTGTCGTTTTCAGGCATCCTTTCGGTAGGGTGAAATGTGATTAGCATCGTGTCTGTTATCGTCCTGAAAACACGTCTCGTCCCCGGTTCTGTTACCCCTCTTTTATATCCGATTACACGTTCCCATCCTTTGCCTTTTAAGTAAATATCAACAACCCCAAACGCGATAACATATTGGTGTTGCGTCTTGTGGCATTTACTGCTAATTTCTACCCCGGCAGGCATAAATAATTGACGTGAATAAAGCCCTTTAGTGAACTCATGCACCACCGGCAAGTCTATCTGTGGTCGCGAAGCAATCTCTGCCTGCACCATGTCTAAAACTTCGTCTTCAGTATATGTTCTTTCTGTTGCCATTAGTCCCTAAAGTTATACATTATTTACCACTTTTTATTTTTGCAATTGCCGCATCATAAGCATTTAAATTTGTTCCGTAACTGGTTTGATTTAATTGCGCTACAGGGTATTTATGCGATGATGTTTTACTGCCTAACCACCCATCGGCAGGGGATAAGTCCGGCATGATATCCTCCTCGGTTTTTGCATCAGGAACCACGGCAGGATTAGCTTTCCATTTGTTGACTAATTGCGCCCTGTAATCAAGTAAATCTTTCTGCACCTGTGGCACTTGGTCGTATGTTAATGTAAAGTGCGGATTCTGCGCTTTGTAGCTGTCAAACATCTGCTGACTTAACTTCGTATCGCGGTTATCCAGTGCCGGATTGCCTTTCATTCCTTTAGCCTGAAGATAGTCAATGTATGCGTTCCACTGCGCCCGCTGTTCGGTCGTTAATGGGTGTGATTGCATGGCCGCTGCTTTTACATAAGTCATATCATAAACTCCTTTCTGTATCTATAAAATATGTCTCGATTGAACTGATTTCCGCGTAAGTAATGTCATCGCATTGCAGATCCACAATTAGCCAGCCCCCCTGCATCTTTCTGCCACCAAATAATGCACTCAAACGTCTTTGTACGGGATCGCTTATTGTCGCAAAATTGGGATCGTTGACATCAGATAAAATATCGCTCCAGAGCTTGTTATCAATTAGTTTAAAATTCTTGGCTTTTAATTCTGTTAACATTCCATTTGGGAACTGGCTGCTTGGCGCTGTTTGTATTGAGGGCATATACCAATTGCCTACTGCATCTAATCTAAAGTTGTAGAATATCTTTTCCTTTTGGTACTCTGCGTTAACGATTAAAGTTATTTTAGGTGAATACTGTACTCCGTAAAGATTCCCTTGAATTGGATTAGTATTATGAACCCACAATGCCCCGTCTTTCCAACTTATCAGGCTGTCGATAAACTTGGTCATCGTATCGTTTTCGTACTCATAGTCAGAAGCCCATTTATTCGCTTTGTCAAAGAATGATATTACCTGTGCCGATTGCGGGCCTGTCAATAAATCATAAAACGATAATGCGCTAATGCGCAAATTGCCGTCTGAAAAGAACTTTAAAACAGTGGTGCCTGTAAGCGTTATTGTTTCTGTAAAAGTTCCGTTAGTTGTCCTGTTCGTTCCTGTTACCGTGCCGGCATATAATTGCACACCACCGCTTGTTAATTGGTCTACCGTAAATGAAAAAACATATTGCCTGCCTATAACTAATCCAAAATTTGTCAGTCCAATAATAAAACCACTATTACAAGCGGAGTGAACCGCATACTTACCGCTTATCTCCCAGCCCGTATCGGTCGCCGCCACCGGCGCGTTTACATATCCTGTTGTATTTTGAACTATTGTAAGTGCCATTATGGGTTTATGTTTATGGTAAATACATGATTGGCGCTCATATCTACGCCAGTAAAGGTAATATACCCTGCAGTCATGCCTCCTGTCCATACACCAGCTATCGGGCCATACGCGGATGCGGTCAATGCCGAACTGGACGGCATATAACCGTTGCCCACATAGAATATCACGGTAGACGCTGCGGTTCCTGCTGCGGTATTATCGGTTACATTGCCCAACGGCGGAATATTTATAGATTGCGGATAATTCGTGCCATCAATTTGAATTGACGGCGATTGTATACCCTTAATAGTGCTATTATTGATAATATTGAAAGTATTTGCAGGCGCTGGTATCGTGCATGCTCCTGTGTTTAATATTGTAGGGATATAATTAGTATTTACCACCCTGTTTGTTAATGTGGCCCATACTCCACCTATTTTTTTGTATAGAATATCAGATAGTCCATTATACCATATATCGCCGTCGCTTCCACCGCTTGGGGACACGTCCGTATTTGGATTTGACGTAATTGTAGCGGTGTTCTGAACAATAGCATCGGGCGAAATATTCCGAATATTCGGCATTATTCGACCTGTCAGTGCGCCGGTTGTCAGGTTTTTTTCATCGATTATATTCCATCCTTGTTGCCCCGTATTAGCGCCGCCAATCGTTTCGCAATAATTTGTAGTGGCATCTATTACCCATGTTAAAATCGGGTCAGGCGCTTTGATAATATTGAAACAGAGCTTAATTACCGGTGTAAGCCCCGCGCCTGCGGGTAACGTCCCCTGAAACGTAAAGAAGTCTGCACCAACCGTGCTTGTTCCCGTAATTTGTATTTGATTGGCTACTACGGTAGCCGTGCTGTGTGCGGGTTGTGCTACGATAGCCCATGTTGTGCCGCCGGGGTATAATGCCAAAGTAGTTTGCCAGTCGTTTGTATAAAAGTCACCATTAAAAATGTAGTCTATGTAAGATGGAATTGCCCATAAATCTTCGCCGTTAAGCCTGTCGCTCGCACCGGTAATCTTTACGTTATTCCTTGCTACTTTGGTTAAAATCGCCCGCGCTTTTTTATCAAAAAGATATAGTTCTGAAATGGGTATAGAGCCATCCTGCGCTATCCTGATAAAAACCCCTGAATTTGCCGAAGCAAACTTTTGATACGATCCGTCATCAAGCCAGCTTTCAGGGTTATTACCTATCCCGCCTTCCCATGATGAGTATTGAAGTTCATTAAGTAACTCGCTGGAGGTAGTTAGTAAACTGTTACCCGAATTATCCTGTATTAGCCTTTTATTTACGGGTGTCCATGTTGTTTTTAAGGGCTTAAAGATAAATAGATAATCCCCTCGCATCCGTGTAAGCGTTATTGCACCGTACTGATCGTTGTAATCTTTTCTGTCAAGGTTGTCAAAGTTATTCAACCCGTTTATACGTGTACCCTGAATATAGTTTTTTGAGAACCTTACCCGCTGTGTAAATAATACCTCTCCAAATCCCTGATCCTGCGGATATACCCGTCCTGTTCCATAAAGGTTTGAGATATAGAAATCGGAGAAGTTCGGGTCGCATATTTGATCTATAATAACCTGTGGATTCGGGTTTTGATTATTGGTCGGCATCGCCCTGTTGCGCACATACGCATCACCTTGCGAGATTTGTACGATACAAGGGGTAGTAACAGGGTTTAATGGGTCTTGGGTTTGTATATTGCCTACATACGCCCCGTTGGTAATTGGGTATTTCTGCTGAAAGTCTGAAAAGTTCAGGTAACCCACATTTCCGATGTTTTGCTCAGGGCGGTATATTTCAACTAAAATCTGTACGCCAGCAGGGAATGAATAAGTACTCGGCGGGTTTTTGATACGCACTATTCCGCGTGTATCCCTGAATGAATAATTAGGATATATGGTTGCCGCGCCTGTGCCACCAGCGTAGTTTACATTCGGCTGTAAGGGAAAATCCAGCACATACGATCCGCCTGATACGCCTGTTATTAATCTTTGAACATCATTGATAATAATATATTTACCTACGTGGTCTAAATCAGGGCCTTTGTCCGGTGTAACATTATTGCTTGCTGGGAAGGGAACGGTAATGTTTGCCGCCACAAGTTCTATAACATCGTCCGAATAGCTTAATACCTCTGTTTCGTAATAAGGGGTATATAGTGTCGCTGGTACCGTTGATTCATTGGATATCAGCCGTAGCCTGTCCCCTTTTTTAAACTCGTATTTAAGTATAGCATCGGGATGAATAAGTTGATAAGTGAATAAGCTGCCTACGATCAAATCAAGGTAGGTATCTTCATTAGCAACCTCAACCACGTTAACTTGCTGGATTAATAATTGAATAAACGTAGCCGTGTCGTTCGTCCTTACAATAGAATAATATTTAGCCCATGACGGCGGTAAAGAGGTAATGGTAAGGGTATGTATGGGTTGCTGTAATCCTATTGGCGTTATTCCATCAGCGCCGTATTCTGTTTGAAAAGGCGTCCTGATAAGAAACGAATCGGTTGTGTACGCATTTGAAGTTACGCCGTCATCGTCATAAAAGATAATGCCGTACTTTTCAGTAGCGCCCATCTTTTTAGTATTTATAGATAGCCCATTATCCAATAAAGTGGAATAATTTACAGCGGTTACATTTGTGCTAAATACTATTGCATTATGCCCCTCATGGGCCTCTATGGTAAAATCCCATGATGCATTGCCACCTGCTCCGCTTTCCCCGCTAACCGCGCCTGTGCCAACCGCATCAATAGTTCTAAGCCATTGTTTAATGCGGGATGCTACTGTGCTGGCGGTATCTGAATTTGTTGCAGTATATGAAAAGGGCGAAACGCCGTTTCCTCCGGTTGCGCTGATATAAAATACATTCCCTTTTTTAACATCAGAACCTACTAAAAAGTGTGTAACAGTTGTCCACCACGAGTTAAATAACCCGCCGCTTTCTGTTGAACTTGTTAACGATGAAGTAAAAGCAGGCGAATTAAGCTGGCTTACTGTCCCCGGTGGCAGGTAAAAAGGTTTAAAGGTACAAACTACGCTTCCCGTTATCGAAACTACCGGAAACCCCTCTGTAAAGTGACTATACGCAATTGCCCTGTTAAGGAACGACTGACATTTTGGATTTTTTGGCAGATAGGAATAAGGTCGTGCTACTTCTGCCTGATCTACCGTAACCAATGGGCCGTCATTATAAAAAGTGTAAACATACGTGCCATAATCCGCTATGCCGACATCTGCCTTGTTCAATACAATAGCACTTGCCCAGTCATCCTGGTTAATTTTTACAAGCAATTCAATTTTAGTAACGTCCCTGCTTCCTGTCTCTACTGTCCATTCTATTGCGTTATTGTTGAACGAGATATTGCCCAATCCCAAATAACTTTCATTTGGCGGGAGTGGAACATCGCTATAGGGCGAACAGTCGCTTTGCTCATTATCGTAATAATAAAAGCGGTAACACATCTTTATCTGTATGCCGTACAGATAATTACTACTCTTGGTTATATCTGTGATAAAGTTCCACGTTGGGCTATGTACCGGAGCTTGCTTGTATGCCGTTATTAAATCCTCTGTAATCACCGTTCCGTATCCAGTGGCTGTCTTATCTATGCAGCGTAATATATTCGTTTTACGGGCTTTATTTAGGCCGTCAGCCCAATATAAAAGGTCATCTTGTATTACGTCTGCGTGATAAATAGGGTAATCAGGATCAAATTTTAAAATATCGACAGAATTGGTATCTGTGAGATTTAAAAGTACCTGTGTTATGGTTTGTGACTGAATATTAAAAAAATAAATCCCGTGTGAACCGTTGCTATTCCAGTTGAAAAAATAAAGGTTCCCTCTCTCCTCGTTAGATGCGTAACCAATACACTTGTTAGTTCCGGCAGGAAGTGTATTAAGGATTTGGGTATTGCCCATTATAGAAGTAGCCACGCCACGCCGTCCCGAACCAAACACGCGCATATTAGTCATGCTGCGCACGCTGGTTGGCTTTACGTACTGATCGGAAGTGTCTACATCAACGCTATCTGTAAATGTATTTGTGGCTATTTTCTTTTCCTGTGCCATAGCTTACATTTTTGGAGAAGAAACAACATTACTTCTAAAGGCATCTATCCACGCGGTGATACCTTCGTCTGCCTCCCAAACGGATAGCCTGTACATTTCCTGTTTGTAGTTTTCACGGTTTATTGCCCCTAACTGCGGGTTTCTTGTGCGGTAGTATTTGCCTAATGCAAAATACTCTATCGCTTCTTTGGCTTGTGACGGCACCCATTCAGGGCATTTATCCAACCCGTCTGATTTATAGAACATGCCGAACGTATCGGTCGATTGAATTTGACAGCCATTGATAAAACTTTTTCTTTTTTGTGGATCGTATGTTACAACACCTGTTTTCCAAAAGTCTGCGGGTAGTCCATAAACTTCTCCGGCTCCAAAGTTCCATGTCTGATAAGGTGCCACAATATTAAACAGGTCTGAACAAAAAAACTCCCATAGCGTTTCGTCAGGCGTAGTATTTGTTGGCGTTCTGTTAACGTTGCCTAATAAACTGTCATCTACTGCCAGCGCAAACGAGCGTTCGTTACGGGTTATAAAGGTCATTAAAGGTTTTACGCACGCGGAAGGCCAGCATAAACTATTAATGCCATTAATTGTTAGCCCTTTCGTAACCCCCCAACAAGGCATAGCATGGAGTGAAAGGTCGCGTATAGCATCGAAAACACAGCCCCACATGGTCTGTGAATTTTGAAGTCCAGGTTCGCCGACTTCTTTACATAACTCAATAACGATTTGTTCTGTTGCTACGACGCTCATTGTTAATTATCTTTACTATCTTCTGTGTAATCCTTTGGTTCTCTACGCTCACCGAGCATAAAATTAACTATCAAATCCACTACTTTTGTATCTCCGTCAGACGGCAGTATTACTAAATCGGTATCCAACAAGTCGCCAACGTGTACCCATTGTTTTGTGCGTACTAAATTGGCTAAGGGTGGCTTGTTATAAACCCACACTGTAGCTTGTCCTTCAATCTGATATGACATTACTTTCTTTAATGGCCCGTAAAATTTTTCGAGTGCATCATCTCCCTGCGTTAACGGGTAACACATCTGCCCGCTCATTGTATTTACCTCCAGTGCGCGACCTTTGGGTAAAGTGATTATGTTCTTTGGCAGGGTAAAATAATAACGTCCCGAAGATGTGTCTTTTAATATGGGTACGTTTTCAAAAACGGTGTATAGCAAAGGGTTTATGTTATGACCTGCTTCAGACCTGTTTTCAGCCCAATACTGCCCGGTCATCACGTAGTTAACCGCCATAGCAAGGTATGTTTCATACTCTCCCCACTTAGCCGAGGCATCCGGATTTGGCTTACCGCCTTCCACGCGTAACATGGCCTGTCCTATAAGTTCTGCCTTAGTAAAACTCATTGTTTCTCCCCTCCCATAGATGCCGATACAGCGATACCATATTTAGCATATTCCTGTAAAAGTTGTTCACGTACTGATATGCCGTATTTCTCCAGCATACCATATAAAATAAGGTTAAAAGCCGCTTGTGGCCACAACAGGTTTACACTGTTTATACTGTCATAACTCATTATATCCTCATTGCTTACTGTTGTATATGTAAATGCTATTTTAGCGGCGGTTGGATATGTTAAATAAAAGGCGTCGTATGGCACTGTTTCCTTTGGATAAAACTGCAATAATGAGGGTGAGTTAAACCGGTAATAAACTTTCTTGCCTGCTGAATTTGGCGCACGTTGCGGGATGCGCGCTATTGCTATTAATTCTGTTTCATCTATGCTAGAAATACTAAAGGCTGGCATAGCCGATACTACATACCCGATAGCAAGCGGTCTGCTAACCACATCAGGGGCTGTACCTAACGCTACAATACCAAGCGAATTGGATGATCCTGATTGCTCTTTAACCCATACGTCAAGTAAAGTTTTAATCTTTTCATTCTGATCGTATAGTGGTGCGAATAGATTAAATGTTTCTATTTGTACCTCCGCAAGTTTGGAATTAAAATACGCAACGGTATCAGTACCTGATTGGTATTTCTGACCGTAATCGTTAAGCCTATTCCAAATGTCTATAACTGCTATCATTTGCTATAAAGATATAAAAAAAATAACTATCTGTATTTCTCTTTTTGCTTAGTATATTTTTCTTAAAACATTACGGTTTCCCGTAAATAATTTTAATTTATATTTTCTATAATTGTATCGGCAATTCAGCCAAATTAAATAAGTACTAAAATGCAAGAAAATGTAAAGGTATTCACACCGGAGGTATTAGTAGATATTTTCGGGGAAATTAAACCTAAGGGTGATTTTACTTACAAACTAAGAGTTGACGGCATTAGTAGCCGTGAATTAAGAGAACTCGCACAGGTAAACATAGACTACGGGATGGACTTCAATATTAAACGCTCTGGTAAAGGGTTAGTTGTGTTTAGTCAGTCAATAGATGACCGACGAATTGTTGTGGAAAACGCTCCTACTAAACAACTATTCGTTCGTGACTTTTACGAAAGCCTACCACAAGACGCACGGATAGCAGCCTTTAACAATACGGCTAAAGTTAAATGGGATTACCCCGCTAACACTTTAACAGAAGCGCTTACAAATTCATTTTATTTTTCAGACACTCCGGAAGGTGCCAATTATTGGCAAGATGTTATTTTAGAAAATAGAAACTAACTTCTCGAATTTTTAAAGGTGAGGCCGATACAGTTGCGAAATTGAATCGGCTTTTTTATTTATATTTGAGCATGACGTTTGTAAAAGCAGCATCCGCAATACCATATACCCCATATGTAGCGCCTGAAAAAGACGATACTAAACGTTTTATGGCTAATTACATGGCATCAAGTATGTATAAAAAGCGGCTTGCATCACAAGGTATTTATTCAACGCCCGATATACAGTCAATATTAAATGTACCAATAAATTACAACACCAAACAAGATACTCAAGCTACCATTGTTAAAAATGGCGGTCAAATTAAAAATTCAATAAACATTAATAAAAATCAATTAGCGGATGTCAAAAAAGATTTTAACTTTCCAGTGTCCATAGATGAGGCTAAAGCACATGAATTATCACACGTATCGAGGCCATTAAGTCAGCAAGAGCAACTACTTATAGCGGGGAAGAATAAAAGTGATTTGGGATATGGCTTGTTTGCCCAATATCAAACAGATAAATCGTTAGGAAGCTATCAAGGGCAGTATGATGATTATAAAACAAATGGGATAGATAACAGTAATGATGCTTATCACGACTATAGACCGAATGAAAATAAAGCCGATTTAGATGCTTTGCGGTTTTTAATGCAAAAAAAAGGGATTTACGATACGTCTAAAAGGGATATGACAATAGATGATTTCAATAAAGCATCCCAAGACCCTGAAATAAAAAATAGTCTTATATTCAACAGGCTTATACAGCAATTCAAACCAAAAGATATTATAAGTCTAAATAATACAGTGGCAATGAATAATGCAGCCAGTCCCCAACTATCCGCTGCCTATATGGTATAAAAAAGCGGCAGATAATCCACCTGCCGCCTAACCAATTATGAACCCAAAGAAACCTTCTTTATGCGATAGATAAACCTTCTTTTTCAGCCGCCAAAACCTTGCGGTAAAGGGCTATTTCTTCAGCGTTATTCTCCATCGCTTTTTTAGTTAAAACGTGCGTTTTAGGATCGTTTTCATCCTGCTCCGCCCACTTCTTTATCTTCTCGAATTTGCCGTAGTCTTTTTTCAATTCTACGTATGCTTTCCACAACTCATTATCTACCTCTGCCAGTGTTTCTACTGCGCCGGTTTCCTCAAATGATAAATCGTTTTCAGGCTTGCTTAAATTAGTGGAAACTGTAATGCCTTCCAGTAAGTTATTAAGCTCGTCTGAATACATATACCATTTTTCTGATATGTGTTCTTCAAGTACTTTTCTCGCATCAATACCGTACTGTACAGGTATCACTTCCTTGCCGCCTAAGTACCACCGCTGCATACCATTTAAGGTGCGTAAATCGAGGATATGCGCGTCAATAGCTTCCTGTATTTTGCCTGAAAATGCTACCTCGCGGCTTTCAGCCATATTGATAAATTCAGATGGCTTTTGGTATGCTCTTGCCTTAAGTGTGTTTTTCACAACCTCGTCGGTCATATCAGTAACTCCGGCAATACCCATTCCTTTTGCTAAAGTCCGTAAACGGCTTATGCTCCATGCGTTGTTGCCAAGCACTATTGACATGGCTATAATGCGGGTTTCATCAATGTCGTTATCAACTTTCGCCAGGTGGTCGTTATCCAAAAACTCATAGAACACCGGTGACGATGGTTTCCTGAAAGGGCTTTGGCGGTTCATCGGGTTGATGTACCAAAACAGGAATGCCATTTCATCATTTATCAGCACCGCGCCGCCTTCTCCGCACTCCATTGCATTGTCGGTGGGGAAATACTCAAAATTCTGATCTTTATCTTTCTTTTGGGTTGTGGCTATCCGTACCTGTACTTCCCTGTTTAAAGTAGGGATATACACCGAAAAGGCATTGCACATCAGGCGGTGTAAATGCCTTTTATTGCCGTCTTTATCCGTCCTTGTAGGGAACTGGAACCGCTTTTCGCGTGGTGATGGAATTGAGTTTTTGTTGATGCTAAGCAGTTCAAATAGTTTCGACTTGTTAACAACCTCGTCATTAATGTAAATAGCCATTCTTTTTTTATTTGGGTTTAAAAAAGGGGGCTTTTACACCCCCTGTAAATTATATACCTATCAGTTTAATCATCTGATTGGCTAATGCTTGTTCAGCGCCAATTTCTGACCGTATGTCAAGGAACTTGCCATCGATAGATGATGTAGCCGGATCGATGCCCGCGCCTCCTGTGTAATGTTGTTCCATTTCACGTGAGTAGCCACCAAGCGCCTTGTAGCGATAACCTACCGAAGCGGTTGCGTCTGTGTCGAACTTGCTTTGTACAAAATCGATTGGCAATACGTAACCTACACCCGACCAGTTATAACCTTCTGTTCCGGCGCCCATTTGCTCGTTAAGTTCCTCCTGTGTGCGTAAAAGGTAGTTGTAACCGCCTTTATGTACGCCGTCAAAGCCTAACCATAAGAAGAAGTCTTCTTTGTTAGAGAACGAGTTGAACATATCGGAACTGATTTTACCGCTTTGTGAGGCATACTGGAAGCAGGTATTGTTCATGTACGTTTTTAGCGTATTGTCAACCTGTGAGCGCAACCCGTATGCCATCGGCACAAGGAATGTTTTCGTACCGGCGCGTTCCCTTTGAAGTATAGTACCGATGTTGTCGAAATCAGCCATTGCAAAGTTTCCATAAGAGTAGGATAACAAGTTGCCACCGGAATTGGTGATATAGTCATCTACTCCTTGAGTAGTACGTACCGGGGCTACGCGGTTTTGAGCGGCTGCCATGTTTTGTGTAACGTTGCCGTCACCCTGAACCGAAAACCATAACGCTTTAGAAATCCTGTCCATGTGCAGTTTTTCAGTAGCTTCAGAACCTACGATCATCATGTAATTACCACCATCAGAACCTGACACTGATACTACTGGCATACGGTCGGTCATTGCTGAACCTGTGATACCATAGGCTGTTTTGATGATCTGCGGATTATTCTGCTGACGGTATAAACGCGGTTCTTTTGGATCTGCGCCTAATGTTCCTTCTGCAAAGGCGTTGGTAGTTATCCAGTACCTGCCCTGTGCGGTTATTTTAGTCGCAAGGTCGTTTGTTGTTAAACGGGGCTTAATGGTCAACCGGTGCGGCGTAACGGTTTCATCTTTAAGGATGATCTGCGCTTCGCTATTGTCCACCAATTTGATAATATCCCACTGTGCTGGGTAAGAGAACGACTGTGTGCCATAGCCTGTTGTGGTAGTGGTGTACATAGATGTGGTGTCAAGTGCTACTACGATAGCCGAACCTACGCCGGTAGATGGTGTTATTACTGATCCTACCAAAAAGTTATTGATAATCCAGTCTTGTTCCCAGTGTGCATAGTTAGGGCCTTCAACCGATGTTCCTAAGCCCATTTCTTTAAGCATAGTGTACCAGTTCTTTTCCATTCCATGACGGGAAAGTAATTTTTTACGTACTTGCGGAACGTCCGCAATTAATCCGAGACCGGTTATAAAACCTTCGGATGTAGTCCCCATCACTGTTGATGGTTGATTTGAGTAATTATAAGGTGCTACTGGCATTGTCTTAGTTGTTAAAGTTTATAATAATCCTGTACAAACTTCACCCTTGAATCCTGGTCTGACTTACCTGCATGTGCAGCATCCTCGCCTCTTTTTATTGCAGACGGGTTGTGATATTCCTCTCTGATCTTTTTGTCAGCTACGTTAACAGCGTGTTGCTGCCATGCTTCGTAGTTTTCAAGTATCAGAACGCTTTTTGCAAATGCAGCGATACGGTTTGCACCATCTTCATTTGCCGGAATATTAGCCCATTCATTTTTCATGTATTGCTCCACTTTTGGCATCAGGCTTTTAAGGCTTTCTTCCGATGGAGTAAAATCTGCAAATATGGCTTTATCATCGCTCTTGCCATTGATGTTAACTTTGGCAAACGATATTTCTTTTAAGGCGTTTTTTGCTATCGGTGTAAGTTTTTCAAGGTGGCCGGTTTGTTTTTCCTGCAATAACTGCTGCTGCAATTCATATTCGGAGGCCGGGGCTTTAGAAACCTGCGCTTTATGGTCTTTCAGGTAATCCCTGTCATTCCGCGCATCCACTTTTAGCCGGATTTGCTCTCTTGCAATAGTTTCTTCGTCATGCTCTTCGGGGTTGAGTTTATAAGAAGCATCAAGATATACTTTAGCCTCTTTCTCTGTAAGCCCTTCTTTAACTTGCAGCGCCAATAGCTTAACGTCATAAGGCGACATGCTTTCAAAGTTGTCGTGCTTATTTAGTTTAAGAAATGCGTCTACCTGTTCGGAAGTTGCTCCGCCTTTTAGCAGGTCGTTGAATTTTTTTGATAAGTCATTAGCGAACGGGTCGGTGCTTACTTTGGCTTTTAGTGAAAGGTTCTCGTCGTCGAGGGCTTTAACGCGGCTTTCAAAGTCGGTTAACTGCCCTGCCTTTTCTAATAAACCCGCAAGGTCGGTAGAACTTTTGATGCTCCCGTTGGTAATCTTTACCAGCTCTTCATCGAAATTAAACTGTGGTTGCGCCTGTTCGGTTGTTTTGGCAGGTTCTGCACTTGCTGCATCCGCTGCCGGGATATTGTCGGTGTTAGTTTTGTTTAGTGTTTCGTCAGGTATATTTTGCTGTTCCTGTCCGTTAATTTTTAAGCCAGCTTCTTGCAATAATTCTAAGGTATCTTCTCCGGGCATATTGATTGCATTAGTTTAGTGTAAAGATAATTTCGCGACATAACTTAACCTATCACAATTTGCTTATAGTAAAATTATTACATACCTTTATACCGTACACAATAAGGCTATGGAATCTAATAACATTGGCGCAAAAATAAAGGAAGGTAGAAAAGCAAAAGGCTTTAAAAATCAGGCGCAGTTAGCAGTTAAATTAAATATGTCTGTTAACACAATTAGCGGCCTTGAAAGTGGCCGTAAAAAAAGCACTTCGGTAACTATTTTACAATTAATTGGCAGGGAATTAGGAATAACTTTTCAGATATAAACAATATGACTATACCCGGCTCACGCATCCTAATAGAACCTACCGAACCTATCCGTAAACTGGAATCAGGTTTATATTTACCCGAAGCGTTTTTACAAAAACCAAACACCGGAAAAGTTGTTGTTACTGGTGTAGATGCACCCCCTGAATTACTTAATAAAACAGTAGTCTATAACCCTGTTATTGCTATTAATATTGAAGGGAAGCATTTGATACATATTACTGATTTAAAATTCGTACTTTAGTATCACATTTAACAACAAAATCATGGCATCAAATATCGTAGCAACTTACCCTCCGGCAGTAGGCGCACCAACCCCTCCGGCTGAACTGGATCCTTTTGGGAACGAATCGGCATCAACAAAAGATTCACTACAAAATTATGTAACAACTATCTTACCGACATCGCCTGTTACAAGTTATGTTCTTAGGCGCGAACAGGTTATAAAAGGGATACAGGAGTACCCAAGATAATTATGATTATATCAATCTTATTTTTACTGTTTTACTTAGTAGTTGCAGTGATCCTTATTGAAATTGTGTTTTGGATATTAAGTTTAATATTCGCGCCAATTATCACTCCCCGTATCAGGGGTTTGGTGTATGCTTTGGTGTTAATATTGGTTCTTATTTATGCCGTTCAACACTTTGGATGGATTAGATAACATTCGCTTATTATGAGATTAAAACATATCGGACATATCCTATTAGATAGCGGCCTATTTATATTTATGGCTTTTCCTTTTTCTATCCCTTTGCTTATTATAGGAAATGTTTTAATCTTAATAGATTACCTAACTTGCCTTTCTCGGTTCAAGCAACGATTTTAATCTTATCTCCTGCAATCTCCCCTGATTTTTAATAATCTCTGTTTGAATTGCCTGTTGCGCTGCAGCTTGTGATTTCTGTTGTTGTAAAGCAGCTTCATTTTGTAATTCCTGTTGCTGCAATTGTGCATCTGCCTGTGCTTTTTGTCCTTGTGATTGCTGCTGAACTGCGCCGTTCTGCTGAATAGCCGCCTGCTGCTCCTGTTTCGCTTCGGCCTGACGTTTATTTACCGCAAACGCTGTATAAATTTGTGCCTGCTTTAACTTATCAGAGCGAATCATAGCCTCAATTATTAAAAAGTCGTTTTCACTCATTGAAGCAAGTCCGCCTTGCCTTGCCGCACTTCTCATATTCATTAAATCCTGCAACATTTGCTCTTTGTCTGAACTATCAAGTCCAGGAGAAATCTGAACAGCAAAATCATAATCAAATATCTTCTCGCTAATAGAAACAATTTCCAACGATCTTGATATAGATAACTTTTTCTTTTGCTCTGGAGTAGCGTATTTAGCCACACACTGCCATTTTGAAGCCACCACCTCATAGGTGCCTTGTGTCATTTGTTCAGTAGCGTTTATAAGCGGTGTAAGGGAGTTTTGTGAGCCCTGAAGTAATAATTTAGATACACCCAATCCCATGTCCTCACGGGGCGTTTGCGCGGCGAAAATATCATTTATGCCTGTTACCTTTTCAATCATTCCTATTACGCGGCCCATATCTTCCCACCATGCCGATATAATTTGCATTAAGTCAGTTCCTATTGGTGTTATTGGCCGACTTCCGCCTGATTGGTTTTGCCCCCATTGGTTTTTATCGTCAATAAGCAGGTATCCCTCGTCCTGTAGTAGTTTTAATAATTGCTGTGGTTTGTAAGATACGCCGTCTATCTTCATTCCCTCTAATGCCCCTTTATTAATGGCAAGGTTTGGCGGTGCAGGCATTTTGGCGCGCGCTACGCGGAGTTTTAACATGATAAGCTGTGCATCATCCACAAAAGGAATAGCGCGCTCTATGATGCTCGTTGAGCCTGTACGGGCAAATCTTAGCGGGAATATCGGCCATTTTTTACCGCCCTCTGATTTATAGTTAATGTCGGTATCTTCTCCCTGCTCAAATACATATGCCGATCCTAAAACCATTGAGGCTTTATAAATGGTCATATTTGTAAAGCTATCCAGTATCTTGCCTTTTTTGTTTGACACTTTAGATAGGTCGTAACTGGCATCTACCTTGTTTACAACTAAGGTTCCGTTGTCGCGCGTTACGCTTGTCAGGTTTATTTGCTTGCTGCCAATCCAGTATCCGCGAAATACATCAACCTCAATCTGATCGATCATTTTAAAGTCGAACTGCTGGTTATCGGATGTTAGATTGGCATAAAATCCGGGGATGTTACCGGTTGAATATTTTCGCGCTATCTCAACAATTTGTTTGTTGGTTAGCTTGCTTGTCCGGCGCAATTCTGAAATGCTTATTTTCTCCCAGTAGCCACCCCATGATATATCGCGGTAATCCCTGTATTTTGATTGTGGAAATACGGCATGGGCTATATCAATATAACTTTCTTCTACTTCATTGGTGTTTGGATTAGTGAAAACCCTGCGGCCACTATAGGCGGCGGTTATCATATCGTCGTTAATCAAATCCTCAATGCCGGTAGTTTTGCTAATGTATCGTGTGTTGTCGATTAAAGTTTCAAGGGCGCTTTCTTCCTCCAGCATAAATAATCCTATACTTTGCGCTAAATCTACATCCTGTGGTGAGTTGATCGGAACTGAATTATTGGCTACCGGAAGTTTGGGCTTTACGAGATTTACAGTATGATTTGTGTTAAGTGTTGAGAGTATATTTCCAAGCCTGATATCAGTTACAATCTTTGCTATGGCAACCTTTGACTTCTTATCTATTAACGCCTCGTAATCGTTAGCTTGTACGCCAATATCGAGCTTATTTTTCATTAAAAAACCAAGCACTGCATCCGCTTTTTGTGGAAGCACTTGTGTCATGGCCCATGATATATTTAAAGTGGTTTTACGCTCTCCGCTTTGGTCTGGCGCACCTACCATCCAGTTCTTATATTTGTTAACGCTATTAGTGCCGTGCCGGTACGCTCTTAACTCTGCTATTGAACGGCGTTCTGCACCCCATCCATCATAAGGTAAAGCGCATCTGTTCATAAAGTATTTTGAACACATCGCGTTTAATGCGGCTAAGAAATAACCATCGTCTTTTACAGGGTTTGCTTCGTCGGGAAATGGATAGCCATTTTCTGAAATATATTTATTTGCGAATTTCGGTTTTTCCATTTTGCGTAGTATGCTTAATGGGTGATAAAGATACTGTTAAACTTTATTATAAACAAACCATGTATTTTCTTTCGCATCACGCAAATCTTCGCCGGGATAACTTAGATATTGTTTATCTCTTGCGATTAATCCCCAGCCAAAAGCCGTACCTAAATCTTTTTTAGTCCTCACCTTTTTTGAACGGTTCATTGTTAACAAATCTGCGATAATTCTTTTATGCTTAATCGCGTTTGAAAAGTTCATTACGTAAGATGATATTAAAGAAAAGAATTGATTGATCGTATCTTCTGTTGCGGGTGTTCCTACCTGCTTAATATTTTTGGCTGCATACCCTGTATGGTCGAAGGTATCTTCCGGCCTGTCCATTAAATACATTGAATATCCTCTTGCCCTAAAGTAGCTTTTAATAGCCCGTTTATTATTTTCCACGTTCATTTGTGTGCCGTAATAAACGTGCATCATTAACATGTCTTCAAAAAATACATTTGGGTCGCCCTCGCGGAATAAATAATCGGCTACTACCTGATTCGTTTCCCAGTTCCATCCTAAATCAAATGGCGTGCCGTCATCGTGCTTTTTTGCTCCGTCAATATTATCGTCGTACATACGGAAAATAATACCCGCACCTTTCGAAGCTCTGGCCTTATCTACTATTTCGTCAATGTCATGTTCAAACGGGTCACATGCGCCTCTATACCTGCGTATATTACCCGGTAATCGTATTCCTGCGCTGCTGATCTCACATAAATTATCGTTCCCATCCTTTAGCAGGTATGATACTTCCCATTTACCGTCTACGCATGGCTCAAAAACAACTTTTGTATCTCTTTGGCCGTTTACCCAAACAAAGTTTCCTGTTACCGTCCAGTCTTTAGGCTCAAACCCATAGGATTCAGGATATTCAAGCCGTCTTGATATGTCCTGTAGGTTTTCTTTGTTAAATGCCGTCTTTTCACCGCTGGGTGTTAGCGCATCCTCGATTTTTAGCGGCGACTTTCTTAACAGGTTGCCTATTGCTTTTTCATTGCCCCTTGCCCGTAAGTTTGCGATTTCATTTTCAAGGTGTTTTTTTGCTTCTTCACGCTTCGGGTATCCAAAATCGTCAGTATCCGCACCATCTTCGGCTGATAGAAATACCCGCCATACACCTGTTGTTGTCCGTCCGTTTTCGTTAAGGTCGTTGGGGTCGCTATCTTTCCAAAAACGGTTTACCTCGTCTATTTGTTCATCACTTACTTCCTCAATAGATGATTCTATCCAGCATTTACCTATAATTTCTGCACCGTTAAAATAATGCAGGGTAGGTTTAAATACTTCCCACCATGTGATAAGTGACATTGTTTCCAGCTTACCAGCTTCATTCAATATGCCCCTGTTGGTTTCCTGTCCATCATAGGCACTCGCTTTCGCCGGTTCAAAGTCAATTTTAGAACCTATTTCTTCTTCGCTGTACTTTACCTCTTCTTCTTCGGCATCCATACCGGCTTTGCCGCGCATTTTAGCGTCGGTCATCCGTTCGGATGGATAGGAAAACTCCAAACGGTCTTCAGGATCATCGCTACCCTTATGAACCGGCTTCATAAACCATATCATCTTTTTGTTTGCGCGGGTGATGCGTTTAAAGTTCTTATAGGCTTCTTCGTCGTTCTTTGATTGGTTATGTCCCTGAACGTTTCTAACGCGCGTACAGAACTCGTATTCCTCACCAAGCGTAAACTCTGTCTTCCCTAACCTTCGTGGGCCGACAAGAAATAACCCGTAACAATTGGGATCCCTTACAACCATATTCCACAACTGGAAAATGTGGCATTGAACTATTCTAAAGTCAGCATGTTTATTGGTTTTTGTCCACCAATAGTTTAAAAAGAAGTAGTATGGGCCGGTGATATAAACAGGTTCACCCTTTATGAGTATCCAAACGCCGTTCCTGCGCTTGTGCCATTCATTCGCTATCCATTCTTCTTCCTCGCGAGTAACCCTGTTCTTTCTTTGGAGTAGTGATTTTGGTATTTCGACGTGCCTGAACTTTTGTTGCTTTTCCGGCAGACCATAGTTTATCATTTGGGTTTTAGGCGGCATTTTAGGCAGCGGTATCTTATAGCCTCCAAACTCCGTATATCCACCTATCGCCCTCCAGTCTGCCGTGTACATCAGATAGTCGTTTTACTTTCCGCAAAGCGTTCCGCAAATTGCAGTAGCCTTGCTGTTTCTTCCCTCACCACTTTTCTTGTCTGCGCATCGGGAAATATCTGTCTTTCGTAATCAACCAGTGACTTGTGTATTGCAGGAAGCTGTTTTTCCACATTTAGGCGCTCTCTAACGGACTTTTCTATGTCATCCGTATTCATAGGGCTTCGGATAAACATCGTTAACTGGTGAAAGTTTATGAGCTTTGATTGCCAAATCACAAAGGCCAGGTTATCCATCATCATAAATAACGCTGTCGCTATTTTGTTGTACTCTTTGTTTTCGCCGGATAATATGTCGGGGTATTCTGCCTTTAGGTGTTTGAGTACTTTAGCCAGCCTTGCGTCATAGTCGTCACGGTCGGCCTGTAGAAATGGGCTGTCCTCGGATATCATTAAAATAACTACCCGTAATAACTTATCATCCTCTGTTATGCCCTGCAGTGTCGCGTACTTCTCGCACATTGGCTCTTTGCAGGATGTATCATATCTCATACTAATTCAGCCTCCTTGCTATTAGCCTTTTTCGATTCCCAATCCTTAACTATCTCTAGAATATCGGTATAGTTCCCCCAAATATCTTTACGGTGCGCTACCTCTATATCACGTAAGTCCTCGTTGCCGACCTCATATGATATGCGGAAGCCCCGTTTTTTCATTAGTAATATTCTATCTCCCTTTTGCAGGGGCATATCTGGTTCGTGTTCGCGCTCCAAATGCGCACGGCATTTTTCGTCAGCCGCAAGCACTGTAGCGGTATTCATTTCGTACTTATCATGGGTACGAACTAATAATATCCCACTATTCAATTCCAATTTATCAGGCAGTTGGTCGCGCAGGAAGAATATATACCCATTAACCGGACACAGGTCGCCGTCACGATACACGCCATATATCCTATCTTGTCTAACAAGTACGCATAATCCATGTTCTTCGGTACGTACTAATCTGCATTCAGTTTCTACATCGATCTGTTCCCTATAATCAAAAAATACCTTTTCGCCTACCTGAACATCGAACGGCGCATCAAATTCAAGTGAATTTCGAACCATTGCATTAAATTCATCACCGCTTCCATCACCCTTATTAGCAAAAAACCATGTTTCTTTTGGTAGCATGATAACCGTACCACTTATGGATAGATATTTTGACTTATCCTGATTGAAATATGATAACTGTATGCTTACCTTTCCGTCAGGGGTTGGTATCTCTACAAAATCATAGTTCGGATCGGCTTTTATTAGCACGAAATTGTAAGGAGTAATTGCAGTTTTTATATCAATAGTTGGAATCATATTTATAAAGTTAATAAACTATTTTGCCTTAGTAAATTTATTTTTGACAACAGTAAATTTTCCTCAACATATCCTACCGCTTCGTAGTGAGAAGAACCGTTTGGAAACTCTGTCATTGGATGCACATAAGGCAGGTTAAATTCAGGCAAATTATTACTGCCAAAATATTCAGCGCCAGCCCATGTTGCCTCAAGAAAACTTATGTTGCTCTTTCCCCTGTTTAATGGCGTGTCGCATAACGGGAAAATCATAGCTTTAGGCTTTAACCGTTTTAAGTAATCGAAGTATTGCATTATCGGCATACACTCTACCGAATAGTAGTTACCTATACCTGCTTTATCCAACGCCATTTCTAACTTAATAAACCTATGACCTATAAAGTAGAAATCGAGGTTGTTATTATCGGCTATCATCGCCATTATCTGATCAAAGTTTTCGTAAACATCAGCCTCATGCGTCATACCTCCGCGCCATACTACTTTATTGCTTGTGGTGTTGGCGGCGCTACATTGTCCCAATATATAATCGTTAAGCGCATTAGGAATTACTATGCCGCGTCCGAATGATAAAGCAATATTATTTGTGCTTACCCAAACCTCATCGGCGGTATCAATCATTTCTAAAATAATATACTTCTGTTCTTTGTATTGCTGGTACACCGGGGAGTAAGCATCAACGTGCAAAACATCGTCGTCATATTCTACTATTACCTTAATTCCGCACTTCTTTGCAAGCCTAATCATTTTCATGTGATCGGGCGTACATGGACGTTGCATAATCAAGATATCAACAGACGCTAAATCCCATTGTGTAATGTGACCGAAATGGGAAATATCACGTAGATGAATGTCGGGATGATTGATAAATGGAAGCACCCCAGTAGTGCGGTAAAAATCGGTATTGCTCCAGATAGTTTGTGAATAATAGAGTACTTGCATAATGAAATAAATAATATATCTTTACGTGCAGTTTAAGATATTATTCATTTCAATTCATTTCATTATGGCAGCAACTAACATGATCTCCCTATCGGTTCAACAAATAGGGACAACACCACCATCAAAACTACATCGTATTGGGGTAGCCTCAATACTTGATGTGTTAGATTTTACAGACACTAATTTCCCATTTATTAAGTCTGTAGTCTTTACCAGTAATCCCGTTTTATCACGGTTATATGTTAACGAATCGGCATCCGCTATTGAGACAACAATTAACAGTTAAAACACTTATTCTCCCTCGCTGCCTGAATCGGCGGGGGGGTTTATTAAATCGCTCGGCACTTCAACTAAAACACCATAATAAACCTTGCTGTCTGTGAACCTGATATGTTCGATACTGCCAGTAGTTTCACCTACCGTAACCGTTTCTCCAATTTTGTACTTAGCTGGTAATTCCATTACATTCTTTTTATGTCCTAACATTGGGTTTTCAACTACAAATATATCGTTACTTTCAAAGTGTTTAATCTGCCCGTTACTATTTAAGCTAACTACCCAAATCGAATTTATATTTATTGAATAATCAATAACTAATAAAGCCCATCCTTTTCCCAATGGTGTTTTCACTTCGATAGGTGGATTGAGTTGGATAATCATTTCCGCCGGTAAACCATAATGTGAATCACATTTGCTACGAACTCAAACTCTTTAGCTATGTCAGTCTGTAACCATTCATCTAAAGCCTTGCATACGGGTTCAATGCCTTGAAAGTAACCAAATGGCTGATGTGTTGAACAAGCGGCGTCATCAACGACTAAAAAGCCACCTGATTTCACCATTGGGGCGTAGGTAGTTAGGTCAGCAAGCGCACCTTCGTAACTGTGATCGCCGTCAATGTATGCCACATCGTATTCGCGCCTTGCGCGTTCAATTACCTCTTCGTCTGCAGAATATCCTTGCACTATCAGGGGTAGTTTAATATAAACAAGGTCGCTGTTAAACTTTTTGTAAATCGTGTTTAGATGCTCCCAATAATCATCGCCAGTCCACCCAGTTCCAACCCCGTTCATCGGAGAAACGCCCCACACGTTGGCAAATGGTTTTAGTTTTTGCCACAAGCTCAATGTAGCCCCTTTAAACACACCAACCTCTAACATATTCGGGTCGTCTGGCAACTCGTCACAAATAAGCTTCCATAACCACCAAAAGCTGCGTTCACCAAAGCCAAACACATTTTGCTCCACCCAATCGCGGTGTTCTTTAAGAACCGCGTCGGCATTTACCTTTTCGCAAAAGCTTTCATGTATCTGCTTATGGTAGTCGGGTTCGTCTACCCACGAATTTTTTAGGTCGGTTAGTGTCATTTCTTTATCTCCCTTGTTATGATTTCTACTATTCGTTCCACATGTTCATTATAAACACCAACTGGATAAGACGGGTATTTGATTACTATAGAAATATCGTTAATCATTACGGCTATTTCAATCGGAAATCTTAGCTGTTCATTTATTTTTTGTGGTTTTTCTTTAAAGAGGCTCATAGCTTTATCAATTTTTCCCGTAAATGGTTTTAAATCCATCTTTTATATACCAAAACTTCCCGTCTTTATTAACTTTCATGTGCCTAATTTTATGCCGAAATGGAAATTTAAAATTCCAATAATATTCATAGTGGTAATCAAAATTTACAAATACATGCGTTGGTTCCTTAAATCCATATGGATTATTGTAAGCCATATCGTTAAACGGTAAATTCACGTAATGTCTATATGCTTCTTGCCAGTTCATAATTTCATTAAGTTATCAAGTTTCTCATCAACAGTGCGCCCATTTTTATGCACGAATATTGGTTCGTTGCCTAATATTTGGAGGCGTCCGTTTTCATACCCGTATTCGTTTTCGTGGATGAAAGAATGTGAGTTAAAAAGTATTTGGTTACAATCAATCTCAATAGGCCGGTATCTTTCCCTTTGGTCTTGCGTTAAATATACCATAGTTGCCCAAAGCTGGTCGTCATTTTCAAAATCAACAGGCAAAGAATCGATTAACACGATAAACCAGTCCGATTTGGCGTAATACAATCCACTATTTACAAATCTAAACGGAGAGGTATTATCTAAATCGGGGGCGGCTTTGTAAAACTTATCAATTTGCGGAATTGGCCAGCATCCTTTTTCAGCACTGAATATCACGCGCGTATGAAAGTTAAATCCGTTTAGCTTCTCCCTAAACTCATCCTCGCCTCCAAGCGCCAGCACATCAAAAGCATCACAAAAAATAAACTCTGTAACATCAGGGTTGGATTTAAGATAATTGTACGTTTCGATAAGTTTAGTTCCGAAGCCTTTCCATTCTGCCTCTATCACTACGTAATCCCACTTATTAGCTACTAATGAGCGGATAAGTGGGCCTGCGTGTTGAGGGGAGTTGGTTACGGTTATTACTTTAAGCATAAAAGAATTATATCTATAATTTTAACTATGATTATGTAAAACACCATTAGCCCTACGTGATTATTAAGGTAGTTATTGAATATTCGCCAATAGTCAGGTTTATTTACTTTTTCTGCCATAATCCCTTTTTTAAGCCCATTTTTACTTCAGTCCAGCCAAGTTGTTTAAACAATTTTTGAACGGGCTTTATGTCTACGAAATCTTCTGTCACGTCATCTACGCAAATCGTTGCACCGCTATCCATGCGTTTATCAAACCAAGTAATTTCATTATACAAAGCTGCGACCGTATGTGTTCCGTCCAAATGCACCATAGCATATTTATTACATCTTACAGATTCCAGTTCATATAATTCAACTCCGTGCGGGTACAAAAGAAAATATTCCGTATCTGTCATTCTCATTGGCATCCATTGCACGTTCTTATCTAACACATAAGCCGACATAGCTGCCATACAACGCTTTGCCATGTCGTTTGTATAATCTAACCTGCACGGCCCATTTGGTTCGCGCCCAGTGTACAATATCGATCCGTACGGGTCTATTCCAATTACAGTACTTCCCGGCCGATGTTCACAAGCGGCATCAACAATATATTTAGTCCCCATCCCCATGCGTACGCCAACCTCAACAAGTAAGCCCTCAACATCTTTCGATAACTCTACCGCTTCGGTTAAGAACTCATATTCACCACTGTCGCCTTCGATCATAATTCAACTTTTAATGGTAGTGTTCCTTCAATATACCCCTTATGTAACTCATGGTATTTACCCCAGGCAGCAGCAGCCAAACTTTCCTTAACCTGCGAATATTCTGTCCCGCCAACATCAATGTGGTCGATGTCTATATGTGGTAAAAACCCGTTCCAAAAGCCACCCAACAATGAACGCAAACTCATCAGTGTATCGTCAAAACCGTAAACACCGGCCTGAACAAAATAACCCACCGTATCAAGCAACCGCCAGTTCAACATCGTACATGTTCCCATAACATCTCTTGATCTCTCAACCACTATCCAACGTTCGCCCGGTTCGTGCGGCAGCATCACAAATTCACTCCTAAAATCAGGGTCAGGATCATTAGGCGTCTGCCTTAAATCTTTACGCTTTAAACCCAAAACACCAATAGTATTATCGCGCTCAATAGCGGCCTCCATTTCATCAACCCATCCCGTATAATTAATAACAACATCGTTGTCAATTTTTATGCAGTGTTCCGATGGCTTTCGCAACTTCAGGCCTTCGTTTATTCCGCGCGCTGTACCAATGTTTTCGGGTAGGGTAATAACAGTAGGTCTAATCACAGTCGGTTCCGGATATGTCCACACCATACCAAACACACAATCGCGCAATATTGCTTTTGTTACCTCGCAACTACCGTTATCAATCACCACTAATCTATGCTTATCCCAATCCACCGTTTTACGCAACCCCTCTAACGTGCGTTTCGTATATTCCGAACGTCCATTATCCTCTGTATCGTGGCAACACATTATGATTAGTGACATTTAGCCCCCTTTATATCAATATTATCTAAAATATATTTATCTATAGAAGCACAAATTCCTTCTGACTTATTCCATGGGACTTCTTTATTATTGGTGATATCCCATAACGCAAATTCTCCATTCGGCAATTCACGTTGACCAAATTTAAATGGACGGTCGCCATAGGTCTGATTCTCATCGTCGCTATAATGATAATCTATGGTTATTACTTGCGTCATTTTTTAATAAACCCCGCCCATCCCCAATGTTAAGACAGCGCAAACTAATCAGGACATACACGGGACGAACGGGAATATTTTAGTTAATTTTAATGCCCTGATCGATTAGTTTGCTTCCGTAAATCTACACTTTATTATTAACCAAAAAAAAGTTTTTTCACCGCATTTTTTTAACACCAACCCGTAATTATTTTATCGCAAATCGTTAATACGTTTTACTGAATTAAACAACAAGAATATTTCGCTTAGCACACTATTTAATGTCGATTTAAAAATGGGTTATGTTGTTGTTAGTAGGGGGTATGGGATGCGCTTAATTTTAAAACACTTTATGTAGTTGCAATAGTGGGGTAGACGCCCACAGCCACCCCCACCAATTCTCCACAGAAAAACCACTTTACTGCGACCGGGTGGCCTTGATTATTTTGAAAAGCAATCCAACAAACTAAAGGCTGTTTTAAAGCTAAGTAGGGGACCAAAAGCTATTTATTTAGATGGCTTATTCTTTCAGATAATAAACCTTATGTTAAGTAGCAACTTTGACAGGCTTAAAATAGACTTGTTGTCACTCCCCTATCCTATCGCTTTTTAGCTATAAATAAATAATTAAAATATATTTACAATTAAATTTGGTGGTATTAAAATTAGTTGTATCTTTGTTGTGTCGAAAGCAATAAAGCATAGATAATTAAACCCTGCTACAGGATAAGCAGCACAAAACACCTGATAAGCTATGATTAGCAAAGCACAAGTTATCCGCAACAATAGCCAGTACAAAACATTAATCAACGCCGTTATTAATTCTTTAGGTGGCACAGATTACATTGAGGATGTTAATAGCTATGGAATGTCAGGCGGCTTCCCCGGCTTCACTTATTATTCTGATACTCATAAATTCGCTATGAGATACCGTAAATTAATTGTTACTATGCTTGAAGATATGGCCGATCAGTTGGGAGAAGATGTCGTGTCAATGGTTTCCAACTTCGGGGTGTTCCGCAACTCACCAATGGATAAGGACGACAAGAAAGAGCTTTACCGCTATTTAGGCGGAGGCAGAAACGCCCAATCAACTATTACTAATGTTATGGCGTGGTTTGCTGCTGAAGAAGTTTGCAGGATGTTTGAAGATTAATCCATACTAACATTAAAGCCAGCCCGACAGCCTCACCGCTTCGGGCTTTGGCGGCTATAAGAACTTACCATGAACACAACAAACCCAAAGGGCGCAGGCCGTAAGACTTTACCAGCAGCGCGTAAGAAAGTCAAGTGTATTATATTCTTAATCCCATCGGAGATTGAAGCACTGGAGGCTAAATACGGATCCTTAACCCTCGCCATCCGTTCAGTCATTATCCAGGACAAGCCCGAAATACTTCCCATTCTTGACAAAATCATCGATTTATCAGCCGAATTAAAGGCTTTAATGAGTTAAAATACCTTACTTAGTGTATTGAGCGGCATAATAGCCGCTTTTTTTATGTCCTTTATTTTCAAGCACTTAGTCTCATTTGATCACCGCTTAGATACCCTGACTTATTGTATTGATTCATAATCAGACCTTTTCTGCCAAGATTAGGCCTTTTTTATGTAAAAAAATGTCGTATTTTTGTGTGTAGTATGGAAAAATTAGGGATAAATACCCTTCCCGCAGACGATTATTGTAACAATGTAATATTAATACCATTGGGTAAATATTTAACGTTGCCATTAGATAGAATTCGCGCATTTATACCTGAAAGGCGAGGATTTAGATCAAGTGCATGTTTAGACTTGCTGGTTATTATTAATTGTAATCCTCGTCTTGCTATTACACGCGTATCTTCTTTAATGCACAGTAATCCTTATAAGGCAATTAAAAATGTTGCTTACCTAATGTCATTAGGTTATGTTAGACAGATTGGTAAACCTCGTCTTATTATCCCTTTTCAGCGGTTTAAGATAGATAAGGGGTATGTTATTACTCAAAGTGGTATAAAAGTACTTCGGGAATTAATGTCTTGATTAAGGGGCTTAAAATGCTATTTTGAATGTCTATTCTCTATCGCTTGGTTATTTTTGGTCTTTTCTTTTTTTGATTAGCTTAAAGGGGTTCGTTTTTATCGGGGTTTCATACCGGTTATATCCTCAATTTCGGCTTCGATAATACTTACTTTTACTACGATGGTGTTAATAAAAGCCTCTACGTTTTCAGGTAATAGATACCATACTTCATGAGCGGCCAATTTGGCTTTGTTTAATTGGTCGCGCTCTATTAATAGTTCTTCAAGTCTGTTCATGTTATTAATGGTTTAAAGGGGCTGTAATTTTAGGTTTTTATGGCGGTTTTTATAGCTCAAATCCGTCTGGGAACGGTGAAATACCTTGCAAATATTCTTGCCTGTCATATTTGGCCTCGTGCCAACCAAAATCCCAATTACTATGGCTTGTTGTTGCTAATTCATATGGGTTTTCAGATAGTGGTTTGCCATCGGCATACGCTTCGTATCCTTCCTGTAAGGCTTCGTCGTTTTTCATCCCTCCTTCCCCTCCTGTAGATTAAGCTGGTTGAGGAAGTCGCGGAGTTGTATTGCTTCGCCTAAGCTTGCCACGATATTATCGTTATTTTGTTTGATAATAAGCGATTGATGCTCATTGAATTTTAAACTGACAGGCATTCCATCTTTTTCAAATTCTATTACTATTTCAGTTTTCATAATTTTAAGTTAGTTGTTAACGGATGGTATTATTTAAGGTGGTGGGGGTTAGTTAAGATCGATTATGTGGCGCAACTTATCAGGGCCATTAGCTTCATCGTATCTAGCTTCTAAGATTGGGAATTGCTCAAAAGCCTCGTCAACTGAATCAGCTCTTACATTTAACCATGATGAAATATTATCGATCTGCTTTTTAAGCCCGGCAATACTTGGATAGGCCCTTAGCTTTCCGCTTTTATCCCTTGCAATGATGTACTTTTTCATTTTAAAGTGGTTTGGTTAGTTATTTTTTTTGATGTTATGTTCTCTTACTGCCAAATCCCCATGACTTTCAGGGTCTATGGGGTAGCATACATTCACCGTTGTAGCGGCTTCGATGCTGATATTGGCAGATTGCTAAGACTTAGCATAACTTATACAGTTTCTTTACTGGCCTTTTCTAATAATTTGCCATATTGAGTACCGAGGGTGAACATGAATTTTTCGTCCGGGCTTTCAAATATAAATTCGCTTTGGTTTGGTGATAACCTATTTTTCTTTACGATAATATCGGCGCCGGTTTCTTCTTCAAACATTTCAATTGCTTCTGAAAGCTTGGCTGCATAATTGTTGTTGAGGGTGATAATTACTGATGAGTTCATTTTTGCTAAGTTTTAAATTGTTAATATTCTCTTTTTACTGCCTTAACCTCAAGCCTTGTGAGCGTTGAGGTGGCAGACCCTGATACGTATCAGGGCAAATCAGAGTGTTTTAATATCCCTAAGTAGGTGCCTAAATTCTATTGTCCTTCGGCTATTTGAAGTAGTAGGCTTTCGCAATGCTCATTAATATAATGCTCACACCCCTCAAACGTTTCAGGATATTCAGGCACATCTTCCCACTCTGTTTCAGCCTCATTTTCCGACCAAATACCCTGTGTGAAAGCAATAAACTGCTCGTCTGTATCAAACTCCCATTTTTCGTTGTCAATACTTGTTACTGTTATTTTCATTTTTGCTAAGTTTTAAATTGCAATTTTAAATTCTTATTATTTGTTTTCTAAAATAACATCTTGCCAATAGTTAGCGCCTTGTGGTGAATCACTAATGTAAAATGATGTTAAGATGGCCTCTTCTAAATCCCTTGCTGGATTTTTCCATTTGCTCTTAGCTGTATTGTCAAACGCGGCTATCCTTGCCTCTTGTGGCAGGGCTTCAAAAAAGTCGCGCACCATTGGAATTTTCTTTGCCTGAATATCATCTGGGTCGGCATCATAATAAGAGGAATCAAGGCCTTTAGAATCCGGTTTTGGGCTAAAAAAAATAACCAGCCCTTTATCGGACCTTTTTATTAAAACATCCGACCATTGCAGTGAATTTGACACTGTCAAAACATCCCCGTTTCCCATTTCTTTGGTAAAGCACCGGATAACACCATCGGGTAGGACAGATACATTTTCAGCCCCGAAGTTTTGTACTGCGAAATCATTTGTACAAACTGCATTTACATTTTCTTGCATAATACATTTTTTAATTTTAATCGACATTGATTAAGACCGCATTAGCGGTTTCGCTGAACTACAGCTCGTCAGTTAATCTTTTGTGTTTAGTTAAATAGTTAGCAATTGATAAACTGCGAATATTAATACTATTGTTGCGATTGCGCCGATTAGTAATGATTTGTTTAGATTTTTCATGTTTGATACGTTTTTTAATTTGCCTTGATTGACGATGTAAATATAAAGCGTTAAATTATCATTTCCAAATCTTTTTTCATTTATTTTATAATTTAAGTATTTATATTTACTTTTGGCCTATGAACAACAGAGTATATGGCGTGTTTGCCGCTATAATCGATAACAATATTATAGTCATAGATTTTAATCTTAAAGACTTTTATAAGCAATTTGTGAATAAATGGTCTTGCTTTGATATGAATTATCAGGCGTTATACCGGCGTTTTAAAAAGTCGGATGCCTTTGAAATGGAACTTAGCGGGGTTGTTATTCATCTCCAGTGCATCATATTGAAGCCGCAAGCAAAGAGAAAAAAAGAAATTAAGCCTCGTACTTATAAATAAAAAAGCCGGGGTTATCCTTAAGTCCCCGGCTCTAAATAATTTTGTTGGTTAATTATTCGGTCTGGGGTTTTCGCTTTGCGCGGGTCTTTTTGGGTGCTCCTGCGGGTTCTGATAGCTTCTTAGCCATTAAATCTAATTGCCGGGCTTGGTTATCATAAATTACTTTTTGGGCTTTAAGGGCGTTGGTTTGAAGGTCTATTTGTGCCTGGATTTCTTTGCTCTTTTTTTTGAAATCTGCCGATAGGTCTTTTAATGTCTGTACGTGATCCATTTTTTTAGTTAATAATTCTGCTTCCTCTTGTTAATTTTTTTTACGGAGTTAGTCAGTCTGTTATGGGGGTTGGTTTTGTCGCTTCATTTGCGTGGTTTTTAAGTTTTTATTTTTTTCTTTTTTGATTAGCGTGTGGATGTTATGCGACCTCAGCAAGCGAACGGTAAATATTCATTTTGCCATAAGTCCATGCGTTAGGCGTTTTTAATTGAAGCACATAATCGTTACCGTTTTTGAAGTATTTGATTACTTTACAAACGATATATTGCCGGGATTGGTAATCTAAAACGCCGACCTTTTTTATTTGACCGGTCGTTAATAATTCTATCGTTATGTGATTAATTACCATATCAATTAGCTTTAACCTTAAAGTACTTTAGTGATTTTAACGTTTGTTATTTCGGGAACGCCAGCGCCCTTTAAAGCAAGATTTTCGCCAAATGATAACTCAACTTTTAGCCCTCTTTGCTTTTCAGCCTCGATAATAAGCTGATTAAGGCTCTTTACGGCGTTCCTGATATCAGTTGCCACATCCCTATCCGATCTAATTTCTACTGCTTCCATTTTTTAAATTAGTTAGCTTTAACCTTAACACTATCCAGCTTAACCCGTGCTGGTAAATCTTTTAAATAGGCTTCTATGTTTTTATAAACGGTTACTTTTTGAGTATCGTTATTCGCCGGTTCGTACATTGATAACCTTTTATAGTCTTGTAATGCTCCGTAGATTAGATTATAATCGCTTATAGGCATTGTTACTACTTTCTGATACTTGGCGCTGTCTTTTTTAATTGGTTTCGCCTGCGGGCTTGTTTGGGCCTTTAAACCGAGGCTTAAAATGATTAAGGTGGTGGTGATTATATATTTCATGGTTTATTTTTTAGAGGTTTTTAGCTTTTTTTTCTTGATTTTCCTGTGGATTATTATCGGCTGGTCGCGTCTATAAAATACTCCGTTGCGATAATTGTATCCAGCTATTGACATAGCCGTTACTACGTCGCAATTTGAGCAATTGGCCTGATGATGAACCCTTATACCATTTACAAAAAAATCGTCTTTTCGGGGCGCGTCTGTCATGATGGTAGATGTTCCGGTGAGAGTTGTGACAGAAAATAGATTTTGCCCGCTATATGAAATTAACGAATCAGTCAACTTAATAACTTTAACGGTGTCTGCCTTATTCTGCCCCTTTAAATTAAAAGCAAGGCAAAGGAGTGTGATAATTAATAAGTATTTCATGCTGCTTTGTTATTTAAGGCGTTAAGTTTACAATAGTTTTTTACGAATACCTTTCGGGCAAGAGAGTGTATCACCTCGGTAGGCTCGTGACTTACGAGTATTCTATTGCACATACGAAGCGCCGCGTAAATCTTTCCGGTTTCGGTTAATGGTTTTTTCATAATTGATTCGGGTTAATTCAAAATTAGTGGATTACTTAATAAGTTGCTCTAAAACTGCGTTATTTATTTTTTAGAGTGCGGTTTTTCTTTCCAAAATAGCAACCGTTTCTAATTTAAATTCTATTAGCCCCTCTAATTGCATCCTGTGTATTTTATGACGTAAAGCGGATGCGCTGCGCATTAATTTTTCAGCTATTTTTTGAGAGGTCATATTTTTATAATTTTCAATTATGAAATCTACCTCAAACTTTTTATAAGCGTTAAATCCAGGGGGCATAACATATCGGGGCCGGTAAATGTGCGTTTGCTCGCTTTCTATTCGCCGGGCCAGCGGTAATAAGCCGCCGTTCTTATCTATCATATCCTGAATATCTTTCATTAACTGGCTCTTTGGTTCAGCTAATCCCGGAAATATATCTGCTGTCATATTATTAATTTTTGGAGTTGGTGAAATAGGTTGTATCATTTACTGTCATTATTTTAGTTCATACAATCGCATGGCATATTTATGTTTTGGCTGAATAAATCGCAAACTGATTTTTTTATCTTTTTTTCTTTGGATGCAGGGCGGTTATTCGTTGTTAAAGCGCTTTAATTTTATGTCTGATTTGCAATAAAGTGGATGCTTTGGACTTCCGTTTTTATTGATATGAAGCGCGGCGGCATATGGAAACATTTTTTTTACCTCTTCATCCCGGCCAAATACCCTAAAGTTACCCCATGCGAAAACCACGATATTGCATTTAGTAGAAACATGCTTCAGGTGCCTGTCAGCCAAATTAACGTTACCTTTTTCGATATTTAACTTAGTCGGGTCTGTGCTGATATAGGTAAAAAGATTCATCATGTAAAACCCACCGTAACCTAAATTATTGGCTATGGTTTTTATTCGCCTGATTGTAGGGTCATCGGTTTCAGCATTGGCAGTAGACGGATTAAGTCCGATAAACATTATCAGCGGTTTATTATCGTCCCAAACCCGGCATAACCATATACGATGTTTTCCGCACGGGCTAAACAGCGCATCCTTTTTAATTTCTCCGAACAAATCTTTCATATTTTATAATCTGTTTAAAACCAAATTTAATTTCCTACCCTCTTCGGGGTTATTTTCGACGTAATTGTGGTGCTTCATACACAGGCTGCAAAAGTTCGTTTCATCCGTTAGTAACGCTCCGCACCTTCCCCTCAAATGGTGTAGGGTTATATTTTTGCTCCCGCATCCTGGATATTCGCAAGTCGGGTTTTCCGCAAAATACTTATCCCGCTTCTTTCGGTAAATTCTTAATTCTGTGGTCATTTTATCACTTACTTTTTTGATAGGTTTACGCTCTACCTTAAAATACTTAGCTTCTTTCCCGTTTTCGGTTTGGGTTAAGGTTGCCTGCTTGGCTTTATTACGGCTTTTAATGAGGCCAGAGCAATTACGGCACATCGGCGGGGATGAAATCCAGGGCGGCCTTTCAAAGTGGCATACAGAGCATATTTTTAGCTTTGTTATCATTTTCTTTTTTTTGAATGCTTAAACAGGTCGTTTCCAGCAATCGGCTAATAATTCATTGCCATATTCGAGCATCCAAATGTCATATCCTGTAAATAATGGTTGCTTATCTTCGGGCAACATTTCAATAATTCGCGTTGCGCTGTAATTGCCAGCATACCATAGTTCAATCGGATAATCAACATATTTAACCATGGGTATAATTGTTTTAATTTGATCGGTATAAACAAATGTAGTCTGCACAAATATTGCATCTGGCCGCCAATCGGTTAAAGCCGTTTTTATTGACATTGGCTTATTATAGCAATCGCAAATAACTAAAACATGGTGCCCGTCAGATTTAAGCTTTATTTCAAAATCTTCTTGGTAGTTATCCAACCATTTGTCAGCTTCGATAAATAATATTTTCATAATTATTAAGGTTTAAAAGCGCCAATCAAAAAGAGAAAAACAAAATATTTAGTGTTCATAAGAGTGTTGTTTGTTTACTTATCTGTTGAATAGGAGTGAATAATTTAGTTTGAGATATATGTTTTGCAAATCGCTTTTCTTGATCGTTAAAATGCTTTTCGTCTATCTCACACCCGTAGAAATCAAACTGTAAATCGTGAGCAGCTATTCTACTGCTGCCACTCCCTAAGTGCGTATCAAGTATTTTAAATCCTTCGTCAGCGTAATTATTAAGCAACCATCTATAAAGTCCTACCGGTTTTTGATGTATATGTATTGTTGGTTCATTCTCAAATTTTACTGCTCCGCACCAATGGCCGTTAAAGGTTTTTATTTGAGTTCTTTTGCTATACCAAGCTATATCGCAGCTGCTCATATTATGTAAATCAGGGTCGGCTTTTTTATCCCAAACTATAAACGATCCTTCGGGCTTTAAATAAATAATTTGATATTGACAACCCCATATGATTTGATGTTTTGAAACACGGTACACTTCTTCGTAATATTCAGCACATGGTATATTTTTATTGCGATAAGATGAATCGGTAGTTTTATGTCTTTGAAACTTATTCTTGGCCATTATTGAACTTCCATAAGGTGGATCAAGTAAGGCCAAATCAAAGAACCCATCAGGATACCTGCCCATAAACTCCATGTTATCACAATTTTCTACTATACTGATACTCATTTTTATTTTTTTGAGGTTAAAAGGTGTTTATCCTTTTGAAATATTTATAATCGTTACTTAGTTCAAAATCCATATTGCCTGCATCAATGAAATGCTTGCAGATATCAGTAAACAGGGCCGGGTCACGTTTGCCGGTTAAGGCTATTTCAATTCGTTGGCCTGGTTTCATTTCACTGAATTTTTTAAACCATTTTTCTAAAATTTCATCCATAATTAAAAGGGTTCAGGTTCCAATAAATCATATTCAGCCGAACGCGGCATAGCTTCATAAAAGTTTTTATTTTCAACTGGAAGCAGCCAGTTAGCGTCAGGGTCTTCAAATCCTTGATTATAAAACCGCGCATTTTCTTCGTGGTAGGTATATTCAACCATACCTACCTTTCCTAAATGCTCCCACTTTACTTTTTGGAAGTGTATTTCTGTTTTTGTGGTTTCAGCATTAAAATAAACAGTCAGCCCGTTTTGGGTCATATTAAAAAAGTCGGCTGATCCTGAAATACTGTACAAGGTGGGCACCGTATAATTTTGGCTATCTTTAAGTTTTGCCATTTTTGTAGGGTGGGCAACTAAAAAGGTATGCACCCCGTTTTGCTGATTGAACCTGATAATTTTATCAAGCCGTTCCTGAACCCATTTTATAGGGTTATAGCCATTAGGCATATTGCTTTCTATCCGGTTCCAAGGGTCGATAATCAAACATTTAATTCCTTTCTTTAAAACCAATAGACGGGCTTTGTCCAATATTTCATCAAGGTCATACCCTTGCGGCGGCGCTATAAGGTGGTAGCGGCTTTTAAGCCATTGGCGGCACTCTTGAAGTAAGGCGGGGCTTATGTTGTTTTTACTAAATTTCTTTCCTATCAGCCGCTTTATTAGCCTTGTGTAGTAAAATGCTATCGGGTAGCTTTCTGGTGAACAAATTGCGAAAGTCCAATTTTCTTTCAGGCATAGGCGCAAACTTATTTGATCGAGGTAAATTGATTTTCCATGCCCCGGTATCCCTGTAACCATTGTCATTTCGCCGGGCATCAACCCCAAATGGTCATCAAATAATTTATCACCTGTTTTTGCACCGGACGGCAGCCCGTTATTGTAAATATCCTCTATACCTTCCCAAACATCGTCAATGGTAAAAACTCCCTCTATCGAAAATTCTTTTGCGGCGTCTAAAAGTGATTTAAGGGCTTGTGGCGCCTTTGCAACTAAATATTCGTTACTATCCTTAAAGTCGCCGAAATCAAGCCAATAACACCTGTCATACCCTAATCTTCGGGCAAGCTCATCCCGCAACGATCTGCCTGGTTCATCGTTATCGGTGGCGATAAATATTTTAACTTTGTTAGAAAAGTACTCGTAACAATTATCTAAATATTCAAGTCGCTGGCTCCCTTTGCTTGCGCCGTTGGGTACTGAAACAACCTCGTTTACTTCGGCCTCAATCCAACTAAGCGCATCTATTTCACCCTCGGTAATGATACACCATGTTGATTTTTCTACGGCATCCAAATTGTAAAATATCAATTCAGCATCCTTTACCAATTTGAAGTTTTTTTCAGCGTCACGGTATTTTATATTTACCAATTGACCGCTACGGAAATAGTTAAACTGGATTGTGTTTACTTCTTTTTGCTTTTGCGGCATCCATTCCGGACCGGAAGTTATTTTAGCTTTAAGCAACGTATTTTGAGATATTCCACGCTTGAAAAAATAATTTACTTCCCGTTCTTTCAAATCAGTTCGGTTGTTGAACACCGGTTTAAAATATTCTTTTACCTCAGCCTTAAATTTTTCAGCGACACACCCGCTCCAATTGCAGTGGTGGCAGTTGTAAAGTCCGGTGTCAATCGTAACACTCAAACATGGGTCGGTTTTCTTTTTGCGGGTATGACTGCATTTTGGGCAGGTGGTATTGATTTGATTGCCTTTCAATTTACGCAAGTCAATCCCCAGTGCTTCTAAATTTTTTATGTGGTTAGTCATCGACAAAGCCCCCCCATTTTTTTAATCGGTGTTTCATTTAAATAACTTTCAAACTTATTTCCGAATAATGTTGATGGTCGTAAATATCCAACCATATTGGGGTCGTTAAGCCATTGCGAAGTTTTGATATCAATAACTTTTTTAAGATCGTTTTCGGAGTACCCTGATTTTATTTTTGCGGTGATTAGGTTAATGGTTTCTTTAGTCGTTTTTTCAAAATTTTTCGACACCTTTTTATTTAGATATTCAATAATATTATCAATAACAATATCAATATCATTATCAGTGTTTTGCTTCACTTTTGCTTCGCGTTTGCTTACGTTTTGCTTGCGTTTTGCTTTACCACCGGATTTGCCAATAGCAGACCGAATTTCTGAAATAGTGCCCTCACGTATCATACGGCGCGATATTATTTCAAAAGTGTCCTCTTTTATGGCCGAAATATTAAGAATATTGTTGTCAATTAATTCCTGAAAAATTGCTTTAGTTTCTTCAATATTTGACTTAAAAAGCACCGATAATGTGCGATAATTTGCAACAAAAACACCCTTTTTTTCGGACTTAAACAGCTTAAAAACCAATTTTAATAAAGCAAATTCTGCAAGGGGTGTAAGGCAGTTTGTGTCCTGTTCCCAGTCGCCAATATAGAGTGGAATATACGGTTGTTTTGACATTAGAAACGCCCCCCTTTCGCCAACTCAACGGCAGTTAAATAATTATCACCGACTGAATCCCAATTACGTTTATCAATGGTTAAATCAGCATTTTCGTACCCCGGATAAACAAACATTCTATTCTCATCATAAGCCTGATCTCCGTTAATAATTCCGTAAGCCTTATCTACTTTTGTAACCCCTTTACAAGTTTCTCTGTAGTAGTATTCATAACATATAAAGTCAGGCACATCAATAGCAAGAATTACTATTTTACCGCTAATAAGACAAAGCCGCTCTGCCTTCTCTAATTCGGCTTTAAGAAAAGCAAATGGCTTAACTTCTATGAATGCGCCATTGTGAAACGTTGGTAAATAAAAGTCGGGTAGATACCATAACCCATCAAGGTCATAACCTTCATGTTCGTAGAACCAATTAATATTTAAAGCATCTAAAAATAAAGCCCATCGTGCCTCTAACCTACTTCTAAAAAGGAAACCTTTATACCTGGTCTCAATTGGTTTTAATTCGGTTATTGGTTTATTCATCTTAGATAAGAATTACAATTATTATTAAACAAAAAATGCGTTTTCAAAAGGATCAAGAGCTGCCACTCTATCACCTTTATGAAAACGCATCGTCGCAATTGAAACCACTGGCAGTTAGCTCAAAAAATAATGAATATAAAGATACCGATAAAACGCTAATAATTTGAGAGGCTAAACGCACAATTGCTAAAGAATTTATCAACATATTAAATCAAATTAAGGGTATCAAATACCAAGCTTTTAAAGTGTGCCTGGTTTCACTTTTTAGACGGATAGTATTAGTTTTGGATCCCAAAAAGATAATGCGCCCTTGATGTTTAAAATAGGCTCGTAGTACTTTACGGGATTAGCCAGTACCCAATTATATACAGGCACATCTATGGTTGTTTTAACGCCATCAATAACTTTGATTACCTTTGCTATATGTTGCGCCCAAATAGAGGTATGATTTAGCACGCAATCAATTATTTCAACCTCGCCAATAATAGCAGAACACGGATAAGCAGCCATTAAATCAGGCAACCGCCCCTCTTTTATATCCCAGTGATTATGAACTAAATCTTGCCACTGTTCTTTTGTTGGATTAAAACCATTTGGCAATCCGTTCATTGGAATAGCTTTTTGAGAAGCATGGATGTAAACCCTACCCCTAAAATTGGTTTTCCATGTTCGGTTTTCAATGTCCTTGATTCCGTCAACTATTAGTTGCGCCCACGGCTGTTTAATGGTTAGTGCTTTCATATTTTTAATAATTATATTTAGCTGTTGGCATATCTGATTCATCAAATTTTTTGGCGCAATCTTCACAAACGGGCCGGTTAATCTTTTCGTCAATAGTCCATGTATTTGAATCCTGATTACAGAAGATACAGGCCTCCAGTATATCGTTATTGCTTAAATCTTCGGGTTCGCTTAAAATAGGAATCATTGGTTTAGTATTTATTTAGCATTACAGGCATCTGTAAAGCATTTTCATTTATTACACAACAGCTACTCGCATTAGTCATTTTAAAGCTTAATTCAGGCGTTTTAATACTGTCTATTAATTTTAAAATCATCCGCGCATTAAAGCCTATTTCAATATCGGCGCCAGTATGATTGCAACTCATTTGGCGCTTATAGGCCCGGTCATACATTAAATCTTCACTGCTTAACGTTAGACGGCTATTTACATTAAAAACTACGGCGTGCATCGCAGAGCCAGCGCAACTCAATGCCTTTTTAACTGCTATTTTTAATTCATTTTTATCAACTTTCATTTCGATTGGCTGTTCTTTAGGGACTATTGAAAGCAGGTCAGGGAATTTATTATCATCAACGCGCTGAATAATTATCATATCGTCGTTTTCGATAACCAAACGCGAGGCAGAAACTGAAATCCGATAACCCCCATTTGGGAATAATGCCATTAAATCAGCGGATTTTTTGCCGATAAGTATTTGTTGCGAATAAGTAAAATCTGATCGCTCAAATATAGCGGAGTGCGCATCGGTAGCCATTATAAAGCCGTCTTTTATACATACTGCACACATGGCGGGGCGTAACTCATCTTTACTTATAACAGTTACAGCGCGCCGGATTCTTTCGCAATCTTCTTTATTTAATTTTCCAATGTAATTGACCCCGTCAAAAACAATTTTAGGAAAGTTATCTATAGGCTCAAATCGGTATGAATAACTTTCTGTTTCTGTATCAACGCAAAGTTTCGGGCCATCCTGTTTAAATACTGGATTCCCTACAAAACCGCAAACGTTAATAAACTCCTTTGCATCCTGCACAAAGTTTAATCCGATACCGATATTCTTAAATATTACAGATGTATTTAAGTCGGTAATGGTTAGTTGGTCGTTCATTACCAACACACATTCAAGGATAGGTAATACAGTAGATTTTGGCTTAATTATGGAATAAGCCTTTTTGATTTGAGTTAAATTTTTCATGCTATGGTTTTATAATTTATCAATTTTAAAATAGATGTACTCTTCCCCTTTTGGAACAATTACTTTTTTTATAACTGCTATCATTAAAGATTTTTACGTCTTGCCCATTCGCAAATCAAAGCTGCATCCACTATTCCATCATGTGGATTAGTAACACGCTTGCTTTCTGATTTTCTAAAATCGTAATGCGGGAATAGCCTTGTAGCGCATTTTAAACTCGTTAGTTTGGTATCCAGTGAAGGATTTTTTTGTTCTGGCTTCTTAGTTTTATAACTCTTATCCCCTTGTTGCCACACTTCTTTTTGCCATTCTTTCGGTTGAACTTTTATTAACTTGAATTTGTGGCTGATAACTATTGCCTCTATAGCCCCGCATACAAATCCAAAAGTGAAATTTGCGCCTGCTGAAGCTCCGAAAACGCTATGTACATCTTCCAGTATCAAAGTAATATCAAATCGCGTCCTAAGCGTTTTAAAGAGGTCATATAGCCCGTGAATATCTACATCGTCACCCATAAGAGGTATTATTGATTTAAAAGCTAAATCTCCTTGCTTTGTCATGGCTACGACACCACCGTTCTTGCCGGGGTCGATTGCTATATACGCCGGAGTTATTTGATATAATTGATCTTCCATGTTATTTTAAGAGGTTTTGGAGATATTCGTTCATAATTACAGAGGCTTCTTCTAAACGATATTCAAGTTCTTTCATAAAAGCTTCGTCCCTGTAAATCCGAATTATTTTTATCTGAAACTTTTCATTTTTACAGCGCGGATCGTAGCTGATGAAGTCACACCATTGCGTACCGGTCACAAACATATTTCCCTGCGGCTGCGTGTAATATGCTTCTTCAAAGTCCCGTAGTTCTTCAACTGAATTACAAAGGCTGATAGCAATATGGTTTTCACTTGCGAACGGGCATTTAACCTCTAAAATACCATCGTCATTAACTTCGGCGTCCGGGGATCCGCCGTAAATCGAATTGTATGTATAGAAACCGCTTGTTCGGGTTTTAACGCCTGTTTCCTTTTCATACCGGAGTATAGCGTCCTTTTCATTTGATAGTCCCCAGTCCATACTCATAGAAGTTGGATTTTTAGTTTCACCTGTAAGGATTTCAGCTATCTTAGTTTTGATGTAGGTTAGCGCGCCTTTGCCAAATAATTCATCTTTCTTTCGTCCACTGGCAAACAACTTGTGAATTTCCGAAGATGTGAACCGGCCCAAACGAGCTTGCGCCCATTCGATCGTATGCGGTTCAATGAATTTAGGTTTTACTGTCGTTTCCATTATTCAAAGCTTAATAGCCACTCGTCCTTTTCCTCTGCGGTTATCTGGCCGGCTGCATAGGCTTTAAGGACGTTAATTTTAGAAGTTAGGTCAATCGTTGGAAGTTGTGTTTTTGCAGGAGTATGAGCATCTGAAAGTTCCTCGCTTGATTGCATGCCCATTAATAATTCAGGCTTATGTAAACGCCCGAAGAACGCAGCGGCCCTGTACTGTATCATAAGTTCAGGCATTGTTTTCCACTTGCTCCCTGGTTTGCTTACCCATCCTTCAGCTATTGCCATTTCCATTGTTACGGTCGGCCCTTTTATTTCTTCGCCTGTGGCTATCTCTTTAGCAAAGGCAAAGCAAGCTAATGTTTCACCGCTCCCAGTAATAGAGAAGTTAAGTTTTGAGAAGTCACCGCATTTATTTATCGCGGCAATTATGAAGCTACTGCCCCAGCTTGGCTTGCCCTGAATAACATTTAAGTTCTGCATAACCATTAACGGGCTTGCGCCGATACGATTAGCCATTTCTAAGGCTATCATAGTATTTTGAATGTTGTTTTTGTAGACCTGCGGTATAAGGTCGGACGAGGATAGCATTTTAGCCACCCTTTGCGCGTGTTCAAACGACTGCAAAGAGAATGCGCTGTCGCTCGGTATTTGGTTTTGTGTTTGTAATTCTGTGCTCATTTTAATTGATTTTGTTATAGTAAAAAATGCGTTTTAGGTCGATTAATTGCTGAACATCTTTTAACCGCCAGTTCATAAGAAATGCGGCTGGACTTGTTCGCTTCCAGTGTTCGCACCAAACAGACTTCCCTTCTTTATGTAGTTTTATTATTTCGGATAAATCTGTGATCGGGTCGCCTTTCATATTGTTGATTATTAGTGTATAAGTTAGCTAAAATTAGCCGTAAATCAAAGCTAAAACGCTGATTTTTAAGCAAATAATTTGAATAATCCGCGCTTTGGTTTTGGCCTTGTAGCGTTCCAAACTGCTTGCTCTGAAAGAAGCTGATAAAACCTTTGTCGGGCTATATCTCGCTCCGTTATGTCCATTGTGCCATCCACCATTCTTATTGGCTGCGGGCCGGATTGTTGTCTTTTCATTGCGTTACTCATTGGTTATGTTTTTAAATTTATTTGAGCCGGGAGCAGGATTCGAACCCGCAACATCCTCATTACAAGTGAGGCCATCTAATCCAGTTGAATGTATCCCGGCTTTATCCATGTTATTTTCCTTCGCTAAATTCAATTACCTCTGTCGGTATTTTTCTACCGCAAGCGGATTGCACTTTTAATTGAGTGTTAACCGTCCGTATTATTTCACGGGCTTGAACAGCGATAGCGTCGCCTTTCCCCGGCTCAATGGTGTCTTTTTGCAAGCCTTGCAAAGTGTCCCATAATGCCGCTTTTAAGTTAACTGCGGTAAGTTCTGTAGTAGTCGTAGCCATTGTTTTTTTCTCCTTTTTGATTTATTGTTTGTACCTTGAATAGTTCTTAATTCTGATTTGTCGGCGCGTTCGACAAGCACTTTGCCTATCTTCTCAATCAGTATTGCGCATTCAGCAAATTCGCCGTAATTTTTCTTAGCCCTATGCTGCTGGTCATATTCTATTTTCTTCTTTTTATATTCAGGCTGCCTGCAATATTCTACATGCTTAGGCATCCTTTTTTGATTGTACTCTCGTTGCTTAATAGGGTCGTATCTTAATTTGTGAGATGCCACCTTTTGAACTTTAAGCTTATCTGCGTTCTTTCTTCGAAACTCCCTGTCGTATTCAGCTTTCTCTGCTTTCTTTTGCTCTATGGTTTTATTATGTCGCCTGCCAAGCCCGGCGCAAACCCTATTACAATAAATCGGAACGCCAAGCTTATTTGCCCGATTGATATAACCAATCCCTACGGTTAATTCCTTTTTACAATAAGGGCAACATTGAGCCATTTATTTTTCGATTAAAGGTTTCCAAACAAATCCTGTAAAGGCATCCCGCCTCTCTTTATAGCCACACCTTTTGCAGTGACGGCGGTGGTTATTTATTGACCGGAAATTGTGACCGAACGTTGCACATATTATTCTTGTGAAACGCTGGGCAGTCTTCCAGTTGTCGTTAGTTTTCATACGCCGTAATGTGTTTCGTCAAAATGCCCCATAGGAGGTTTTTTATTTTCTTTTTTTGAAGGCTTGACGTAGCCTATCCTCTTATCAACAAAATCTTTGAAGGCTTTAAAATTGCCCTGTATATATCTAAACACGCGCTTGTTTTTTCGATCAATCGTTTTAGCATATTCGTTTACAATTGCGAACCTTTCAGATTCATCTATTATGCCGCGTTGTTTTAAAAAGTTATTTACCATATGCTTATGGTGGTCGGATGATTTTTGACCGCCAAACCAGCCCTTAGGGTAAACGGGGTGTCCGGGATTAATGCCCGTATATTCTCCGTTGGCATCCAATATGCCGTCTAACATCATATCTGCTATTTCTCCCATGATTACGCCGCTACTAAATTTCCTTTTCTGTCAACGATTCTAAAAGGGTTGCCATTTAGATAGACACTTTTTTTAACCTTGTCTTTTGCCGCTAATTCCTTAGCCCTGGTTAAAGCCCTTAGTATTTCAATAGTTGAGAAATCACTGCCCTCGACAGTATATACCTCTGATATGTTTCCTGACATTGTTTTTATGATTTTACTTCTTCAAATTCGTTGTTTGAGTTAAGGCGATATTTAACATTGGCTTTGATGCCGTTTTCGCCGATCAGGGCAACTTTTCGCGCGTAATTTGAGCCGGTATAATATTCGATTATCAAAACACCTCTGTCACCCGCTGTTGCTGTACCTCTGTAACCCGCTGTTGCTGTACCACTGTCACCCGCTGTTGCTGTACCTCTGTCACCCGCTGTTGCTGTACCGCTGTCACCCGCTGTTGCTGTACCGCTGTCACCCGCTGTTGCTGTACCGCTGTAACCCGCTGTTGCTGTACC